CGTGGGCACAAGATTTCAAGCGGCTCTCAGCGCCATTGGGCAAGGACAAGGTTTCAGCGGCTGCGCCATCTGCCCTAACTCCATCCCCTGCGAGACGGGCCGATGCGTCAAGGCGCAGCGCAATGCTGGCGTGCCGGAACGTCTGCCGAAGCGGCGGAAGGAAGTAACTCGAAACAGGAAAACGACCATGGATGAACCCGCAATTCCGTATCTACCGATGGTCGGCAAGCCGCTTCCTGCCGTGCGCGAGGCGCTGAACTGGCTCGCCGGGGCGCTGGAGGATGTTTCGTTTCCGTGGGACGACGACCACCATCGCTTTGCGCGGGATGCGTGCCAACGCGCAGCGTCCGAGTTGGAAGCCGTGGTGCCCAGCGCCGAGCTTGCACAGGCAATCCGCGAATGGAACGACAGCCTACCAGCAGGGACGCTGGGCAAAGTTCACCTAGGCACTTTGCTCGGACGGCTGCAAGCCGTTGTTGGCGTGGATTCACCTGACGGAGCGCAGCGATGAACTTCTTCGTGACCCTCTACATCTGGACCGTCGTGCGTCAGATCAGGCGCGAGACTGTAATCCGGGCGGCTGCTACCAACGGCTGGAAGTGTTGCCCAACGTGTGCGCAGATGAACGACGAGGCGAATGCGATCTGCTGGCAGTGCGGAGCCGCCCTTGGCGTGCCGGAATCTTTCGACCCGAACAACGGCGATTGCCCGCACTGCGATCCGGCGCGTTTCTGCACCCGCAAGGAATGCAATACCGATGGCGTGTCAACAGCTGACCGTCAACCGTTTTCTAATAAACCTCTCATGAAAGACTGACAATGACTACCCTCTACGAAATCGTCAAAACCCTGCACGATGTGTCGGGCAACAACGACAAGCTGGCAATCCTGCAACAGCACAAGGACAACGAATTACTGAAACAGTACATGAAGGCCGTCATGGACCCGGCTATCAACTACTGGCAGACGAAGTTGCCCAAGTACGACAACAAGACAGCCGCAGCGTCCAATATTGACTTCGGGCTTGAGACATTGGCAGACCTGCACGACCTTGCAGAACGTAAGGTGACGGGCAAGGGCGCAACAAAGCAACTGGCAAGCACCCTGAGCGCACATACCGACGAGGGGGTGAAGCTTATCGAGTACATCATCAAACGCAAGCTTGGCACGTCCAAGGTGGGCGACACGATGGTGCTGAAGACGTGGCCCGGCCTGTTCTTCATCCCTCCGTACATGCGCTGTGCAGGCATGGATGCGAAGGTGCTGGCGCACTACAAAGAACTGCCCCACTTTTACGTGCAGCCGAAGCGCGATGGTTCGTTCGCCTACCTCTGCGCTGGTTGGGACTTCGGTGGGAAGGTGGCCCTCATCACACGCACGGGCAACTACTATCCGCAATGGCTGGCTGAGAAAATCCTTGAAGGCGGTATCGGCTATCTTGGCGGCGGGTATGAAGTGTTCGCTGGCGAGTTAGAAGTGTACGCGCGTGGTCCCAACCTCTTAGGTACACCTGTGTTGCTTGACCGCAAAACTGGCAACGGGATTCTCAATAGCGCCCAAAGTTCTGAGAGCGCCGCTGAGTTTTCCGAGTACATCTTCAAGTTCGTCGCGTGGGACTTGCTTGCGAGTCAAGAGTGGGAGAGTGGGGCATCGGAGCGGGACTACGCGGAACGGCTGGACGACTTGGCGGAAACCCTCAAGATGGTTGGTTTCCCCAACATCGAAATGATCGAGACACACGAAGTTTCTTCGACAGAGGAAGCCTTCGAAATCAACACGAAGCTCACTACCGAGGGCAAGGAAGGCACCGTGTGGAAGAAGATGAGCGGCAAGTGGAAGGACACTTCCAGCGGCACGAAGGACATGGTGAAGCTGAAGGTGAAGTTCCAAGTCGAGTGCAAGGTGACGGGCTTCTACGAGGGCGAAGGCAAGGCCGCAGGAATGCTGGGCGGCATCGAAATCGCCACGGAAGACGACCTTCTGCAATGCAATTGCGGCTCTGGCTTCAGCGACGATGCACGCAAGGAATTTTGGCGCATGTTCAACGAGCATGGCACGGACGACCTCATTGCGACCATCGAAGCCAACGATGTCATCACAAACAAGAATCGCCCGGACATCATGGCCCTGTCATTGCCGATCTTCATTGAACTTCGCAGTGACCGTAAGCAAGCAGATACGCTGGCCCGTGTGATCGAGCAACGCGATAGCGCAAGGATGGGCAAATGAGCCGCTTACTCGCTGAGACTGCCGATTACGATACACCCGGCTCGTGGGGCACTGCCTCCGTGGGCTGGCCTGAGATTCGTGGTGACGTGGCTTACGACATGTACATCTTTGCCAACTGCATCCAGTCGATTCCCTACGGCAGTTACGTGCTTATGGGAGAGCGTGGCCGCTACGGCGCAAAAGAGTCCATGCTGCGCGTGCATTCCAAGTACCTGACGCAACTGAAGGCGGATTTCGAGCATTGCGGCAAGCCTGATGCAGAAACAAGCGTTCAGCGACGTAAGCAGTACGGCAAGAAAAATCAATGGGGCAACGAGGAAGCTGCGTCGCTGTGGAGTCCAGCGTGAAGTACGTCGCTGGCATTTTGGTAGCCATCGCGCTATTCGCCTGTGACGCGAGGCCGTGTAAGCAATCTCACACGGAAACGCAGTTGCTACTCTTCCCGATGAATGACGGCAACATGATGCTGCTGCCTAGCACAACGGAGGTTTGCGATAAGCGATGAAGACTATCCTGCACGTCAATCAGCACGTAACGCGGTCCAACCGTGTCAACGGGGAGAACGAACCTGTCATCACGGTCAAGACTCACAAGGACAACCGCTACGCTCACGAAGTGGACATCCTTGACAAGGACGGCAACGTGGTAGCCACCATCATCGTCCACAGGCCGCAGAAGCCGCTTAGCTGCGGTGCTCGTGTGTGGATAGAAACCAACAACGAGGCTGTGCTTCGTTGACAGCAACGTAGCTTGCGAGTAAGATAGCAGGCTTACCAACGAAAGGAACTAGATACATGGAAGCGTTTGAAGTGACCCTTACGGCAGCACCCGGTTTCGTGCCCAATGCTCGACAGGAAGAGGCTGGAGACATAGCAGCGGACATCATTGCTGAATCTGCCGCAGCGGGTTTTATGACAGCCCAAGCATCCGCCAAGATGTTGTTGCTGGGCTTTTGCCCGTGTCTTCTCAGCTTCTCACGCGGTGAGTTGGTGTTGGACTATATCGGTGAAGAAGAGGGTGCGGTGGGGGCTGTTGCTACGTTCATTGCAGACAGGAGCGGTACTACGGGATTTCCCCTCGCATTCAACGTTCGCAACGAGTTTTTGGAGGCACGCGCATGACTCGTAAGCTCGTTACCGTCCGTCCCATCAAAGAGCTAGTGCCCATCGCAGGCGCAGACCGCATCGAACTGGCTATCGTGGACGGTTGGCAAGTGGTCGTCAAAAGGGGTATCCATCAGGCAGGAGAGCTTGTCCTTTACTACGAAATCGACAGCTTCCTTCCTGCCGAAGACAAGCGATACGCCTTCCTTGACGCTCCCGAAGCATCTGGCAAGGGCTTCATCACGTGGGGTGACAAGTACGGTGCACGCCTGAAGACGATCAAACTGCGCAAGCAACTGTCGCAGGGCCTTGTGCTGCCATTGGCAGACTTCCCCGAAGTGCTTGAAGTGCTGGCTGACACTACCGAGGAAGAGAAGATCAACCTCGATGTCACGGAACTGCTGAAGGTGGAGAAGTGGGAGCCTATCGAGAAGGAATTCCGTGGCAACAGCCCCGGCTCATCCGAAGGCAAACGCTTCCCTGCGTTCATTCGTAAGACCGATCAGGAACGTATCCAGAACTACGGAACGCTCGTGGAGCGTGCACTGGATGAGGAATTCGAAGTTACGATTAAGAAAGATGGTAGCAGCCTTACCGTCTTCGCCGTGCAGCCTGAGAGCCCGTTCTACGCCGATGCTAAGGCATTGACGGACAAAAAGCTGTCGCTGTGGCAACGCTTCCTTGGCTTGTTCAAGAAGAAGCAAGCCGTGATGGGCATTTGCAGCCGCAACGTCCTGCTGCCGCTGGAGGGTGACAGCAACTTCCATCTTGTGGTGGAACAACAGGGTCTGCTGGGCGTGCTTGGCATGATTGGCATGATTGGCGGCAGCTACGCGCTTCAAGGCGAGTTGGTTGCGCCCGACATTCAGGGCAACTACGAGAAGGTGACGGGGCTGGAATTCCACTTGTTCGACATATTCGACATCGATAGCCAGAAGTATCTCACTCCGTTTGAGCGGCAGGCAATTGCAGAGGACTTGTGTATCCCGCACTGCACCATCCTGAAGCAAGACATGCTGCGCGACATCATCGGCTACAAGGAAGGTGATGACGTGGTGAAGAAGTGTCTGGAGTACGCAGAAGGCCCCGGCGATAACCCCGGCGTCATGCGTGAGGGCGTGGTGTTCAAAGCCATGAATCGAGACTTCAGCTTCAAATGCATTAGTAACACCTACCTGTTGAACAAGAAGGACTGATGCGAGCAAACGTAACCCCGTTGGCAGAGTTGCAAGCTGCCTTCGTGTACGATGAAACCAGCAAAAGTTGCATTCGTTTGCGCGTGGCGAAATACAGGGGCAGATATCGCAACGTGCTTGTGGGAGCAGCGGGGGATGAAGTCGGCTGTTTGCACAAGGCCAGTGGCTACTACGTGACCCGTCACAAAGGGATGCAGTTGCAGTGTCATCGCATTGCGTATTGTCTTGCCAATGCTTGCGAGCTTGACGCTGACGAAGAAGTGGATCATGCGGATGGTAATAGGGCCAACAACAGGGCCGGAAACCTCTGCAAAGTCACGGCTACAGGAAACGCCAAGAACAAAGCTCGTTATAAAAACAACAGTTCTGGCGTCACAGGTGTGCGAAGGTTTGTAACCAAAACTGGTTTCGAATACTACGTAGCTAGAGTAGGAAACGACCCACCCCGCTACTTCTCCATCTTGGTGTTAGGTGAGCAGGGGGCATTTAATGCTGCCGTGCGTTGGCGTGAAAGTGAAGCCGAGGCTGCGGCGTACACAGAAAGGCACGGAACATGACCTTCAAAGCCCTGCTAGCTGGCTTCCTTCTAGCCTTCACACTCGTGGCCCAAGCTCCATTGGCTCCACGATATTCACCGCCGCCTAAGCCTCTGCCCGACTTGAGACAGGTTGCGTGCATGGCTATGGCTGTGAAGCGTGAGGCTGGAGGCGAAAGCTTGGCCGGGCAAAGGGCCGTGTTGGATGTCATCTATTCTAGGATGCGTAGCAGGAAGCTGAAGCCGTGCCAAGTCATCGCTCAACCGGGACAGTTCAGTTTCTATCAAGGAAGGATACAAGCAAGCAAGGAGGACTTGCGCAGGCTGGAAAGAGTTGCTAGAATGCATCCTGTGCTTGTGAAGGCTACACACTTCCATACGTTGGATGTACAGCCTGCGTGGGCAGAAAAATTTCAACGCCTTGCCGTGATCGGCGGGCATGTTTTCTACAAGGGGAAGTAATGATCGTGATCGAAGGCAAGTTCGGCATCCGTGCAACCATTCTGGCGGACTCCATTTCCGCTATCACGCGCGACCGCATGGTGACGTATGAACTGGAATATCCGCGCATCGTGCACGCAGAACTACTCACGCACGGGATGCTACGGAGGAATAGCGCAAGCTCTCGCGCTATTCCGTTCGCCAAGATGCTTGAACAACTTACGGCAGTGCCCGTGCGTTTCGGGGCTGCGCAAAGAGGTATGCAAGACGCAGGAGAGCATCGCGCATTGATCCAAGGGTACACGCCTGAGCAGTGGTGGGACTTGGCTAAGAAAAGTGCGGTTCGCTTTTCGGAAGAGTTTTATGAGGCAGGCTATGCGAAACAGGTTTTCAATCGCCTGACTGAAGCTTTCCAGATGATGAAGGTGGTCCTTAGTGGCACGGAGTACGACAACTTCTTCTGGCTGAGGAATGACGGCGCAGCCGATCCGACTTTGCATGAACTGGCTCGCGTCATGTGGGAGGCGCGTCAAGCGTCTGCGCCCGCAATGCTGCAGCCCGGCGAGTGGCATGTTCCATACGTAGAAACCGTGCGCAACTCTTCTGGTGCTGCGTTGGCCTACTACATTTGGGAAAAGACGGAAGACGGCTTCCCTGCCAAACAATGGCTGACTCCGATGGACGCTGTGAAGGTGTCTGCTGCACGCTCTGCGGCTGTGTCGTTCCGCAACGAAGACTACGGCTACAACAAGTGCATGGAAGTGCATCAGCGGCTTGTGGGCGACGAGCGGAAGCACGCTAGCGCCTTTGAGCATCAGTGCACGCCGATGAAGGCCGCAGACTACGAGAGCGACACTTTCAAACACGCCAATATACCGGCGATGCCGTGGACGTGGGAAGAAGGCATCAGCCATATGGACCGCAATGGCAACCTGTGGAGCGGGCCGCTGAAGGGCTTTGTGCAATATAGAAAACTTATCCCCGGCGAGAACTACGGTGGAGAATAGCCGCGACTACACGAAAGGAGCTTGACATGATTCGCTTAATCGTGGTATTCTTCGTTCTCTGGTTGCTAACTGCGCTGGGGATTCGAAGGGCGCATATGCTGAAGGGCCGCATGGCCCAAGTCGGCAAAGACTTCGGAGCCGCTTTCGTGGCAGCTTCCATCGTGACAGGGTTACTGATCTTGTTCGTAGCTCTGTTTTAAATCAACGTGTAAAGGAGAAAACACACATGTTCAAGAAAATCATCGCAGCCTTGGCAATGGCTGCAGCATTGCTGGTATCCACGGGCTGTACCCGTATCGAAACCGGGGAGGTTGGTCTGCGCGTCAACATGAGCAAGCAAGTGGAGGGCACGGAGCTTGTCGAGGGCTCGTGGAACCAGACGCTGGTAGGCAACGTTCTGACGTTTCCTGTGCGACAAGTGGGCATTGACGTGAACGACCGTCATCCGCAAACTGCCGACAATTCCACGCTGGCAGATTTCGATGCGTCGGTGACGTACAACATCAACCCCGCATTCGTGAGTGAGCTTTGGTCAAAGCAAAGCCGTGGCTTCCACAAGTACGACGAGAAGCGTGGAGACTGGCTCTTGATGGAGCGCCGTGTAGAAACCTTCGCCAACAACGCCATCTACAAAGTGGTTCGCAAGTACGAAGTGCTGAAGGTGATGGATGCCCGGCAGACGATGGAAGGTGAAATCAAGAACGCCATCGTGGAAGAACTGAAGCTGGCGAAGCTGGAGGATGCAATCAGCATCGACACCGTGACGATCCGCACTGTGTTGCCCGCACCTGACATCATCGCCAGTGCCAATCGCGTCATCCAACTCCAGAACGAATTGAAGGCGAAGGAGAAGGAAACGCAGATCGCTGAGAAGGAAGCTGACCGTATGCGTGCCCTGTCTGCCAACGCCGAAAAGAGCATCGCCTACATGGATGCCGAAGCACGCCGCAACCTGTCCATCGCTGTGATGAACGGCAAGGTGCAGACGATCATCGTCCCGTTCGACTTCAAGGGCATCATCGGGGCAGGCAAATGACGGTGCAGCAATTGAAAGCTGCGTTCGAAGCATGGGAGAACAACCAACGCAGCAACCCGGAAAGCTTCCTTTCCAAAGAGGAAGTGGCGCGAATGGAAGTGGCTGATATTAGCGAGCAGCGTGCGCTGTACATGGCTGGTATCCTACGCAGTCAGGGCATCGCGGTGACTTGACGAACGAAGGAAGGGATGCTACAATCTTCCCTTTCTAACGGCGGACCACGAGTCCGCCTTTTGTTTTGAAGGACATGAATGAGCAATTGGTGGGAAAAGCACGGCATCGACCTGACGAGAGAACACAAGACAGCCTGCCCCCGCTGCAGGCGCAAGGGTGGCGACACAGCGGGTAACAATCTGCACTGCTATGGTATTGATAGCAACGGCAAAGACCTCGGGGCATTCTGCTGGGCGTGCGAGTTGAAAATTCCCAACGCAGAGTTGCGGGCAAAGCTCGATGGAGTCGAGGAAGATGAGGCTGAAAAGGAGTTTGAAAGGCTTATGAGTACAAGAGAAAAAATCACCCCAGAAGAAAACGAAAAGATCAAGAGCTACACAGGCATCGACTGCAAGGGCTGGCGCGGCATCCGCAAGGAAACGAATGCCTTCTTCGGCATCCGCTACAGCTACGACGAAGAGACGGGCAAACCGGATTGCATGTACGTCCCGACGACAATTGATGGTGAACTAGCAGGCTATCGTCGCCGCATCTTCCCGAAGGACTTCAGCAGCCCCGTAGGTCAGGTGGGCAAAGAATGCGACATGATCGGCGAGTTTCGCTTCAAGAGTCACCGCAACGTCTGCCTGATCGTCGGCGGCGAAACGAAGATGGCACTGGCCTATCAAATGATGCGCGACGACCAAATTGCCAAGGGCAAGGACGAAATGTTCGACTCTGTGGCAGTGGTGTGTTCCACGCTGGGGGAGCCCGGAGCACACAAGCAGGCGCAACTGCGCTACAGCTTCTTCGAACAATTCAAGAAGATTGTTGTGTGCATGGATAGCGACGAAGCAGGTAGGGAAGCAGCCCAAAAGCTGGCGGCTGTGCTGCCCAAAGGTCGCGTCCACATTATGACGATGCGGTACAAGGACGCCGACATCTACGTGGAGAAGAACAAGGAAAACGAATTCATTCGCGACTTCTGGAATGCCAAACCCTACACCCCTGACGGCATCATTGCCTCCAGCGGACTCATGGAGAAGGTGAAGGAGGCTGCACGGACGAAGCGTATCCCCCTGCCCCCGTTCATGCACAAGGCTGAAGCCATGATGGCAGGCGGCATTCCTTTGGGTGTCATCGTGAACCTTGCTTCCGCATCGGGCACAGGCAAATCCACCATCGTTGACGAGTGCACGTACTTCTGGATTTTCGAGAGTCCTCACCGCATTGGCGTGGTGTCTCTGGAGTCTGATGCAGGTCAGTACGGCACGAAAGTGTTGAGCCGACATGTAGGCGTCAAGATCGACCTGATTGCGAGCGACGAAGAACGCATTGCATTCCTTGAGCGTCCTGACATCGTAGAGAAGGCGGACGTACTGTGGAACAACGCAGACGGAACCCCGCGCTGGCACGTTGTGGACGAGCGTGACGGTGGTGTGGAGAGCTTGAAGAAACAGGTGGAGGAACTAATCATCGCCTGTGAGTGCAAGGTGATTCTGCTGGACCCCATCCAAGACATCTTCGAAGGCATGTCTACGGACGAACAAAGCGCGTTTATGAAGTGGCAGAAGGGGATGGTCAAATCCCACAAAATCAGTTTCATCAACGTCAATCACGTTCGGAAATCTTCACAAGGGCAGAAGGCCAATTCCACTGGAGCAGACATCCACGAGGAAGACATGCACGGTACAGGCTCCATCCTGAAGTCTGGTGCTTGCAACATGCTGTTCACGCGGGACAAGGAAGCAGAAGACCCTATCGAGCGGAACACCACGCGCATGAAGATGACGAAGTGCCGTTGGACTGGCAACACAGGGCCTGCGGGAGAGTTCTACTACGAAAACGAAACGCACAAAATGTTTGACAAGGAAGACTGGATGCGTCAGAATCCGTCTACGTTCTAACCAAGAAAGGAAGCAAGCAATGGATGAGAACACATTTTCCGGGGCTTATGCCCGTAACACGGACCCCAGCACGTCGCATTGGGCTGCAAAGACGGTGGATGTCACTTACCTTGAAGGCGTGGTGCTGAATGCAATCAAGAAGTACCCGACGCTGGGCCTGACGCAAGACGAGTTGGTGGAGGTCACTGGCCTGCCCACGAACACCATTACACCGCGTTTCGCTACATTGCTGTCGAAGGGCCTCATCACTGCCGAAGGCACCCGTAAGGGCATCAGTGGCCGCAATCAACGTGTCCACCGTGGCGTGGCTGGTATCGCCGTGAACATTGCCCCGGAGCCTGCCAACAGCATCGTGCGTGAAATCGAGAACCGCCGACAGGTGCGTGAAGCTACGGAACGAATCTCCCGGCTGAAGGAGGCTGCAGCGGCTGCTACGAGCGAAGCTGAAGCACTGGCGAAGCGGTACAACATCACTCTATGAAGAAGGAAATAAAGAATGGCTGTGGAAGAAGTGGAGAAAATGGCTGGAATCCAGTCTAAGCCGCCTACTCAACTTGGCGTTGGCATCAATCCGAAGCAAGGCGCAGGCTCTGTGCAGCTTCCCATGTCGCTCGTTACTCCGTTGCTTCGTGCCAACATCGCTCTGGCGAAGTACAACGGCAAAGAAAAGTACGGCCTTGCCAACTTCATCGGCACGGAAGTGCTGATGTCCACATATCTCGATGCCATCTACCGCCACCTTGACAAGCTGTGTATGGGTGAGGAAGTGGACGAATTGGATGGTGTGCCTCATATCGGCGCTATTGGCGCTGGGCTGGACATCATCTGTGCTGCCCGCGCTGCAGGAACGCTGGTGGATGACCGTGGACGTTGCGACGGGCAACTGGAAGCCTACAAGGCTCTCACGCCGCTCGTGAAGCAACTGAAGGAACTTCACGCTGGCAAGAACCCTTATCACTACTACATGGTGAACAAGGAGAAAGACTTGCAAACAAAGAAGCAAGTGTGCTAGAATTCAAGCTCCCTACGAAAACTAGTCAAGTCCAACACAACGAAAGGAAAGACACCATGAAGCAATTCATCATCAACGCCATCAACGCCCGTCGCTATAACGTGGATACCGTGCTGGCAGCGTTCCAGAAGACCCAACGGAAGCTGGAAGCGGCCGTGACGCATCACACGAACGTAGCTGACTCGGCTCTGGCGGCTGCGGAGCGTGCCCGCATTGCCGCAGGCATGGCGCAAGTGGAGGCGAATCGTGCCGCTCGTGCCAGCCAGAAGCTGCAAGATTTGTTCTTCGTTTAATACCGTTAACACTTTAGGAGGGACTCACATGCGTTATGAAGTTCGATTCAACAATGGCTATTGGAAAGCGTTCGACACGGCAGCTTATCGCGACGTGGACAAGTTTGGCATGAAGATCGATGCGGAGGCGGCAGCGCGTGAACTGAACGCCAAGAAACCTTTCAACAAGCGGAAGGGGGTCTAAGCCATGTTCTACAACGTGTTGACCCCCGTGTATCGCAAGACGGGTGAGAAGATGGAAGTGGCTCCGGGCACGTTCAAAGACGTGTGCGATGTCTCGTGGAAGAAGATTGGCGTGGCCGACAGCATGGAAGAAGCCAAGGAGCGTTTTGGCGGCTACCCGGTGCTGGAGAAGGCGTGACCGCGTTCCTGTGGAAGCTTCGTTTCGCACTGGAAATGAAGCGTCGCTCTGGCGTGTCCTTGCGTGACTCGTGGGGCTGTGCCGAGATAGCTTGGGGTGACAATGTGGGCTACAAGTTAGACATGACGCCATCGGAAGCAGTGCATGAAGAACTGTCATGCTGGACGGACTAGGGGTAGCAACGTGCAAGCACTTTTTCAGGAGGTTGCCGCCAACGGCTACTTTTGGGCTGGGGTGTTGCTGGGGTACGTCTTGGCTCGTATCTAACAAGCAACATACCCCACCTTGCAAGGAGTGTGGCTTCGTGCTACACTCCTTTTTCATTTTGGAGGAAGCATGGAAGAAGTGTGGAAGGATGTTGTTGGGTGGGAAGGTAGCTACGAAATCTCCAGCTTTGGAAGGCTCCGCTCCAAACCATTCCTGAAACGCGGCTGCGGACGTTCCGGGCCGTTCACATTCTGGACAAAGGAGCGCATACTAAAACCGTCCTTGAACGCAGACGGCTATGTAATTTTCAGACTTCAGCGCGACGGTGTGAGGGAGAGTGAGGGAATACACAGACTGGTTGCCATTGCATTTTTGCCCAACCCGGACAACCTGCCAGAAGTCAATCACAAGGACTCGGTAAGAAGCAACAATCATGCGGACAATCTGGAGTGGGTGACTAGCCAACAAAATGCGCGTCATGCATTCGACAGCGGTAATCGCAGTAACGCCAGAGAGCGTCATCCGAGGGCTGTGTTGAATGAGGACTTGGTGCGCAACATTCGTACCATGTATGCCGAGGGTGCGCGAGTTGTGGACATAGCTAGGGCGTTAGGGCTACAATACTGGACAGTAAGCCGGGTTGTACATAACAGAAATTGGAAGGAAAGATAATGGGTCAACGATACGTATTCGACAGCGAGGCCACGGACCTCTTGAACAGCAACTCTGTTGACTATACGGCGTCCCCCTATGTCCTGAAACCAGACTTCCGCATCCACAGCATGGGATTCTTGGACGTGGACAACGGCGAGTACCACGAATTCGTAGGCAAAGACGTTTACAAGCGTGTGCCTGAGTTCGTGATGGACTGCGCTGACGAGCTTATCAGCCACAACGGTATCAACTATGACCATATGGTGATGAAGGCCGCGCTGGGGCTTGACTTCGAAATTGGTGTGCGCGAGGGCTACAAGACTGAGCAGTTTTACGACCGCTATCTTGACACTATCAATGGCAAGCCCATTACGATCACGGATACGCTAGTCCTTAGCAAAACCCTGAACCCGGATAGAACGATGCACTCCATCGACTACTTCGGCAAGATGATGGGGCTGGAGAAGATCGATTGGCGAGCCAAGGCTATCGAGCTTGGCCTGATTCCGCACGATGCACCGAAGGGCGCGGAGTTCAAGACCTTTCATCCTGAAATGCTCGTGTACATGCGCAGAGACATTGAGCTTGGCAAGAAGGTGTGGCAATTCCTGTTGAAGGAATGGGGTAAGTGGGACTGGAAGGAAGCCTACGAGCTTGAGAAGGCTGTCGCTGAAATCATTGTGCGGCAGGAACACCGTGGCTTCTGGTTCGACAGGGAAAAGGCTCTGGAGAACGTCCGAGAACTGGACGTGAAGATGGAAGAACTGCGTAAGGTGGTGGAGCCCCTGATTCCGCCTAAGCCTCTGACGAAGGGTGCACAGAAGGACTACATTCCGCCCAAGATTCAGTTTAAGAAGAACGGAGAGCCTTCCGCGCTGATGCACAAGTGGGTCGCCAAGCACGGCGGCACGTTGTTGCTGGATAGGGATTTGAACCACTACACGGAACTCTATGGTAAGGCGTATTACCTACCCATGCCGCTAGAGCCGATCCTCACGCACGGTCCTGCGAAGATCAACGACACCACGCACATCAAAGGCTGGCTCGTAGACCTTGGCTGGAAACCCAGCGCATACAAGGAACGTGACCTGACAGTGGACAGCAAGAAGAAAAAGCTGGAGCCCGATCAATTCCTAGCCGCTGTCAATCGGTACGTGGAGCAAACGCTCAATAGCCCGTTCAAGGCGGATCGTCTGGAACATCTGGAGTGCACGGAAGGAAACTTGCTAGGCAAGCTGTCAGCGTGGGACATGAAGCGTCCGTTGAAGGTGTTGACGAATCCGACCCTCACGGTGGGCGTGGAAAAGGAAATCGACCCGCGCCTGTTGGACCTGAAGGATAAGTTCGCTTACGCAAAGGAAGTGTCCGAGTATCTGACGTATTCGCATCGTCGCAATTCCATCCTTGGCGGAGGCGTAGACCCGGATGACGTGGAGGATGATGACGAGTACGCAGGCAAGGGCTGGCTGTCCGTAGATCGCATTCTGGAAGATCATCGTATTCCTACGCCTGCGGACACTTGCGGGGCGGGCACGAGTCGATTTAAGCATCGTCTGGTGGCAAACATTCCTCGCGTCACATCCCTGTATGGTGACAAGATGCGTGCTCTGTTCGGCGTGGACGTGGCCGCAGGCTTCGTGCAGCTTGGCTATGACTTCGATTCTCTTGAAGCGAAGATCGAGGGGCACTACACGTGGAAGTATGACGACGAGCACAAGTCCTATGTGAATTCGTTGACGGCAGCAAAGCCCAATGACGTTCACACTGTGACTGCTGCGAAGATTGCTGCAACCATCGGACAACCTTTCACCCGTGCACCTGCGAAGAATGTCAAGTACGCCTGTAGCTACGGTGCACGGCCTGCCCGAGTGGCTAAAACCGTGGGATGCTCACTAGAGCTTGGTGAAAAAATCTTCAATGCGTTCTGGGATGCTGCGAAGCCTCTGGCCCTGTTGACCGAAGCTGTCAAGAAGCATTGGGAAGACAACGGCAAGAAATACATCATCGGCATTGACGGACGCAAGGTGCCTACGCGCTCTGCTTCAGCCCTCATCAACAGCTTGTTCCAGAGTGGCGGGGTTATCTGTGCTAAGAAGGCGATGGTATTGCACGACCGGAAGCTGCGGGCTGAGAACCTTGTCGTGGACTTCTGGACGCAGGATTGGAGGAACAGCAGCTTCTGCCAGCAGCTTATTGCCTACCACGATGAGAGCCAGCTTGAGGTTGAGCGTAGCATGGTGAAGTGGAAGAAGTTTGCTTCAGAAGAGGAATGCAAGGCGTTCGAGTCCGACGATGGCAAGGTGTGGAGCGACCCGTACCATAACGAGAAGGGTTGGTTCCGTGGCTACTGTCGTGCGGGAGAACTGGCGACCATTGCGGTGCGTGAGGCTGGAGAACACTTCGGCCTGAATGTGGAACTGTCGGCTGGCTATATGCTTGGTACAAGTTGGGCCTCCTGTCATTGAAAGGAAAACAAAATGGGTGAAAGTTACTGGCAGCACGGCTGCGAACATGGCAGGGCAGGCTTGCCCTTGAATGAAGACAAACGGCATCTGCCGGGCTACGAAGCAGGCTGGCTCTATGGTGTGGGAACGCCGCTGTACCACGCTGGCGGTGCGCTCTATGCTCAACCTCAACCCCGCAATGAGTGCCCCTGCTGTGGACGCCCCTACTAGGCGCTACAAGCCCAAGAGCACTGTCCGTGACAAGATGGACCCTGCCACCGCAGGTGACTATGAGCGGATGGCTGCAGCCTGCATCGAAGCACTCATAGCAGGCAACACAAACGTTTATTTCACGTTCCCTTACTTCCTGAAGTTCAAGAGCGAGGGCTTCCCGAAAGGGCAGATTGTGGAGAAGACAGCCACAAGCAACCTGCACAAGATCAACGCTGAGAAGCTTCTAAATTGGCTGTACAAGCACGGTTTCAGCAGAACCGATGCCAAGGCTGTTAACGAAGCAAAACGGGTATTCGGTAAGAAGCTAACAATGTTGGAACGAAGCTTGGGTGTTGACTTAGACTATTATTTGTGCGACAATGCCGTTTCACAAGGAGAAAGCTGATTGCCATTCTACGTTGCAGCAATGATTTGGGTTAGCGTGTGGCAGGATGCCGTCGCTGACATGTTCGGGCTCTCAGCCCTTTACAAAGAAAAGGAGAAAGATTGATGTACTTCCACAAATTGGAAAACACGAAACACGTCTACCACGAGTACAGCGACACCCACGTCACGGTGTACGTGGGCGATTCCCCCGTCTACACCTTCCCGTTGACGGAAGATGGCGTGGCTTCTGGTCATACGGTCGAAGCTGTCAAAGCAGTCGTCACTGCACTTGGCGGGACGTTCGCATGAGCATTTCAAAGTTGATCGGCCTTACGCTTACCCGCGTGGACGTTGCCGATGAAGTTATCACGTTCACTTCGAACGATGGTCGTGTCTTCAAGATGCTCCACCATCAAGATTGCTGTGAGTGCGTCCGCGTAGAAGATGTGATAGGTGATGTTCTCGATTTAATCGACACGCCAATCGTGTATGCCGAGGAACGCTCCAACAGCGACGAAAGTGCAAGCGAATCGGGTACGTGGACGTTCTACGAACTGCGTACTATCAAAGGAAGTGTCACCATCCGCTGGTACGGTAGTTCCAACGGCTACTACAGCGAGGATGTTGATTTCGAGGAAATTCAATGAGCAAAGTGCGGCTCGCAACAGTAACTAGAAAGGAAATGTAATGAGAGGTTCCCATATAACTATGAGCCACTTCGCCACACGGCGAGACTTCGAACAGGCGCAGGCCGATCACTCTGGCAAGAAGCTGGTGATGTATCATCCCCGTCCGGGTCTGGACTACATCCAAGTGGGGCTGCGAGCTTCCGTGGTGCCTCTTGACCATCCGGACACTGTGTTCGTGACGAATGGGTACGAAGCCATCACGAGCGCCGTGCAATGGTACAACGAAGAAACGGGCGTGTTCGAAACGCTGAACAGCCGCTACGTTCCTAGCACTCTGGTGCAAGGGACGTTGGACCTTGGCTGACAGCGTACCCGCGTGGTTTGAACAGCTAGCAACTGACCGGCTGCGCTACGATGCAACATCCGGGCAGATACTGTTCAAGGTTGATTGCGGGAGGGCTAAGGCTGGAATAGTGGCAGACAAGCGGATGCCTAATGGATACCTGACGGTCAGGATTCAAAAAGATGGGGTCCGCGTTACAGTCTGTTCACACCGTATGGCTTGGTTCCTAGTTACCGGAGCATGGCCCGCTGAAGAACTCGACCATATCAACAAGGTCCGGCACGACAACCGTATGGAGAATTTGCGCGAGTGCAACAGAAGTCTGAATGTAGTTCGGACTTTGCGCGAAGCAAGGACTCTCCCGCGAGGGGTTACGTGGGCAGGACACACGAACAAGACCAATCCGTATCTTGCTCAAATCGGCAACACGTATATCGGCTACTTCGGTACGCCAGAGGCTGCACATGCAGCGTATCTTGCTGCTTTTGAAAATAGGTATGGCTCTGAATGGAAGGAGTTTTGAAATTTCTGACATAACAATGTGCAGTGGCGTGGGCTGTCGAATGGCAGACTCGTGCTACCGCTTCACAGCCCCCGTCAACCGCCTCAGGCAATCGTTCTTTGCTGTAGTTCCAGTGCAGGATGCTGGAACACGTTTTGAGCGTTGCCGGGAGTGGGTTAATAACGGAAGCAAGAGAGCAACCTTGACAAGCAAGGTAGGTAGTGGTACAATGGATGTTCGTCTTGATGACGAAAAACACTGACGACTGAAGATTAACTGACAACAGACTGAAGATAGGAAAGATTGAATGAGTTTCAAACCGAAGAACGCTGGCAAGCCCCGCAACGAAGGTGATTTCGAACGCGGCCCCCGCCCCGTTCCCAAGAGTGGCCCCCGCAAGGCCCGCGTGTCCCTCATCGTGGACTTGGGTGTGCAGAAGCGCGACGACTTCGAAGATGAGAAGACTGGAGAAACGAAGCCGCAGAAGCCCTGCGCACAGGTGGCGGTGTTCGCTGACCTCGTGCAAGACGTGGTGGACTACGGTGGCACCATTGGCAAGGCCCAATACCGCCTTTGCCTGAACAAGTCGTTCAAGGGTGATATCGAAGGCATCAACTTCACTGCAACGCCTCCGAAGGATGCCAAGGGCCAGATTATCAAAGGCAAGCCGTGGGGTTTCCACCCGCAGAACATGCTCACCAAGTTGGCAAAAGCTGTCGGCAAGCCCGAAATTGCGTTGGATGAAGGCCCGAGTGGCATGGACATCAGCCTGCTTCTGAACGAGCCATTCATCGCTGACGTTGACGTGAAGGAAGTTGTGTCTGACACGAAGAAGGATGATGACGGCAATCCGATTGTCTACCGGAACGTGAACTTCAAAGGCCCGTCCAAGGTGCCGATGGTGGAAACGGACGAACTGGATGAAGACGGCAATGCCATCGAAAAGCCTGCCCCCGTGGCGGAACTGAAGACGCCTGCCCTGTGCATCACGTTCGACAACGCCAAGGCGGAAGACATCAAATTCATTCGTCGCAACCTTATCAACAAGATCAAGCTGGCCGAGAACTACGCTGGCTCGCAGATGCAGAAGGCTATCGAGGAATTCGAAGCTGGCAACGCTGGTAGCGGCGCTGCTGCAGACGATGACGGTGGCGAGCCTGAGTCGCAAGAGCATCCGAAGGAAAAGGTGACGAACAAGTCCCCGCGTGCCAAGCCTGCGGAGAAGAAGCCTGTTCCGAAGGATGACACGGAAGATACGCCGTTCTGATGGAAGTGCACGCTATCTGGCTGCTGGTGGCGTTTGCCATCGGCATCTTGTTGGGACTCTGCACGCCTAGCGGCAGCACAGGCCCGCGATAAACAACACGGCTACTGCAGCCGTGAGATGAGCCCTGCATCCTTTGGGTGCGGGGCTTTAGTTTTTGGAAGAATCGAGTGGAACTGACGGATTGTTTCTACTACGACCCTACTGGCGTTAGCCTACGTCAACACACTGTCGATGGAGTTGCATACGAACGCTGGGTAGCACAGTGGTATGAACTAGGAAGTAAGCAGCCTAAGAGCAAATCATTCGGAATACTCAAGTACGGAAATGAGAGAGCGTTTCAACTTGCTTGCGAGTATCGCGCGAAAGTTATCAAGCGGCTCAACGCGCAGGGCGCAAATTACACAGAAAGGCATGGGCAATAATAAAATGAAGCGATTAGTATTCGATTTTGACTACCTTAAATACAGCATAGCTTCCGTATGTGAAACCCGTAGCATCATTGCTACGCACATCGCCAGCGGCAAACAGAGGGAATTCCCCACGCGGACAGCCTTCTACGGCCACTACAAGAAGAAGGATGGGGGTTGGCTTAGGCAGCTTAACGACGAACGAGCTAAGGATGGAAAGAAGCCGTTCAAGGCCGAAGACTTCGACATCGCTGACAAGCAAGTGGCGCAACCTGTGTCGCACATGAACCAGATCGTGAAGCAGCACATTCACGGTATCTGCAATGCGCTGGGCACGTCAAGCTACTACGGCTACATCGGCAAGGGCCAGTCGTGGCGAGTGAAGGCCAGCACGATCAAAGAGTACAAGGGCGACAGAAAAGAAACGCTCAAGCCTCTAATGCTGGATGAAATCGAGGACTATTTGAAACGAATGCACAAGGCCACGGAAGTGCGAGGGCTGGAGGCAGACGATCAAGTTGTCATTGATTGCACGGCAAATCAGAATCTTGTCCTTGTAGGCGTGGACAAGGATTACTACGGCTGCGACGGCATCACTCTGTACAACCCCGACAAGATGGATAGGCCGCAACGCATCGAAGGACTGGGCAAGCTGTGGGCTGACGGCAAGGGCAACGTGCGTGGAGAAGGCCGCAAGTTCTTCTACTTCCAAATCCTCTCTGGCGACGACTCCGACTGCTATTGGGCCAACTCGGCCTCCGACATTAAGTGGGCTGACAAGAGCGCGTTCAAGGTGCTGGACGAGTGCAAGACGGACAAGGAATGCTGGAACGCCATCCTTGATACCTACAAGATGCTCTACCCGGAGCCGAAGGAAATCACGGGCTGGCGTGGGGACAAGTTTACGGTGGATGCAAAGTATGTGCTGAAAGAAAACTGCACCATGGCACACATGTTGCGCAAGCCCGATGACAAGTTCGACCTTGACAAAGTGCTGGAGGAACACGGCCTTGCCCACAAACTCTAAGCCGAAACCCAAGCCGTGGCTCATTGAAGGCAATCCGTGGAAGACGGAAGCCAAGTTTCTTGCGTGGGTGCGTGGAGTGCTGCGTAAGGGCTGGAGTCGTCACCCTATCAAGGTAATGTTCCTGAACGCTACGCGAAAGCGTATCCCGAACCCAAGCCCGAAGAACGCTGTCCGCTTTCCTGAAGTGTGGGGGTGTCGGTGTGCAGAGTGTGGGGACATGTTTCCGCAGAAGGACATTGAGGTTGACCACATCGATGCAGCCGGGGGCTTCAAAGACCTTAGCCAGTTGGGTGAATGGGCAGAACGGCTCTACCTAGTGGACTTCGACAGCATCCGTGCAGTGTGCAAGCCCTGTCACAAAATCAAGAGCTACGCGGAACGCATGAACATTACGTTCGAAGAAGCCAGGGGAGTTAAGAAGGCTATCGAGTACATGAAGCAAGCTAGCAGCGCAAAACAGCTTGAGTTGCTTGCCAGATTCGCGTACAATGGAGCTTCAGTAAGCACGGTTGCAAAGCGACGTGTTTTGTTTGAAACCATCTTTAAGGAGAATCACAATGCAGACTGTGCCTGATAAAAAATTCACCTTCACCGTAGACCGGGCGAGAGTGCCGATTTTTACGGCAATTCCGCAAGGGGACTACTGGCGTGTGGTGTGGAGCACGCTGGACGAAGAAAATAAGGAAGTGCAGTACCCGCATGCGATGGTGCAAAAGTTCGTGGCAAGCCAAGGCTGGCGCATCCAGCAAGTCATTCGTCGCACGGTGGACAGCTTGAAGGAAGCTGAAGGTTACAAGCTGGGCGACAAAGTGACAGTCAAGGACAAGTGGCTAACCTATAGATCGCTGGGACTCTGGGCTGAAGCCCACGACCTGAAGAACTGGCAAATGGACAAGACCCCGCAGAATGGTGACGTGCTGACCATCGTGGAAATCGGGCGGCAGCTTGACGCTTACATCACGCACGCGCTGTTCGGTTTGCAAGCGGCTGATGGGAGGACTTTCATCATGAATGCGCTTGGTTTCACCAAGGCTGATGCCCTGCAGGCCGAGGCTGAACTGAAGCGGCTCACAGACCTGCGCTCTGAACTGGCAAGCATCAACAAACAGATCGACGCTCTCGCAACCCGTGCGAAAAACATTCGTACACAGTTGACCGGAGAATAAGGATTACATGAGCAGTAAGAAAACATGGCAGCAAGAGGCTGTCGCCTATCACGAGCAAGGGTTGTCGTGGCGAACGATTGCGGGGCTCTTGAACCTGCCGAAGTCCACCGTCAGTGACTACCTTCGTGGCTACGTGATTCTGAGCGACCGTTCAGGAAAGCTGAAGCTACAAGATGAAACGAAGGAAGACAATGGCCGTGTGCTGGTGCTGAGTGATATGCATATCCCTTACCATCATCCGAAGCTTCTTTCGTTCCTTGCTGGCTTGAAAGAGAAGTATCAGCCGACGCGGGTTATCAGCATCGGTGACGAACTGGACAAGCACGCGATGTCGTTTCATGACAGCGACCCGGATTTGGACAGCGCAGGCAAGGAACTGGACAAGGCTCGTGAGGTTGTGGCGAAGCTGGAGAAGATGTTTCCGCGTATGGACATCATTGACAGCAACCATGGCTCCATGCTGTATCGCAAAGCGAAGCATCACGGCATCCCGCGCCAGTACCTGAAATCGTACAACGATGTTCTAGGCGTTGGTGAAGGATGGAAGTGGCACTACGATCTTACGATCAAGTTGCCCGATGGGAACCCCGTGTACTTCCACCACGGGAAATCGAAGAACGGGCTGAGGTTGTCTCAGACGATGGGCATGTCGTGCGTTCAGGGGCATTACCACGAGGACTTCAATGTGCAATGGTGGGCGAATCCGCTGGGGTTGTACTTCTCAATGCAGGTTGGATGTTTGATCGACCCTGACAGCTTCGCCTTCGCCTATGCGAATGTGAACATCAAACGACAGATTATTGGCACTGGACTTATCATCAATGGACGACCTGTTCTTGAACCCATGCCACTCTGACGGAATCCCTTGGGGGGAAGACAGCCCCTACGTGTTCAAGCGTGCTGGCTACACAGAAGATCACGGGGTACGAGAATGAAGCTGGTGTATTGGTTCCGGCCCAATCATCACTGGAACGTAGTGACGAAGGAGTGCTACGAGCAACTAATGAAGTGGGACTTCGGTGATTACCTGAGAGTGACGGAGGAAAAGCAGTGATCGCCGCACAACTGATGTTCGCCAACTTGCCGCTGTATGTCATGGCTATCTCAGAGGGTAAAGAAGTTGCCATCGTGAGGGCTGGTTCATTTCACCCGTTTTGGGATGACGGTGAGCCGCCTGCGTTGTTTGACCAAAGGGGCTTTTTCATAGGTGGCCTAGAAGATGGGCGGAGTTATGAGTACGACAAGACATACAAGCTGGACGAGTGCCCTGCACTTGAGCAGTGGCTCCGACGCCAACATTTTTCGTTGGTGAACATGAGCGAAGTAGTAAAGGTTTAAAGAAAGGAAAGACGATGAGTAAAATTTGCATGGAATCGCTGTGGGCTTCTTACGAGAACATCCGCACGATGAACACCATCACTGGAAATCTTTCCGCCAGTGCTGGAATCGAGAAGGGCTTTGACAACAAGCTGGATAGCCAACTTAGCTTTGTGTTTGAAGAACTGACGGAAGGCATCGATGCGTTGGAGCAAGGGGATGCACACAACTTCGGCAAGGAAGTAGTAGACATTTGGGTGACGGTGTGCGGCTTGATGCAGATCGCAGAGGCTGCGGGCTATGACATTGAAGAAAACATGCGCTACGTGGACTCCAACAACCTCGCTAAGTTTCCTTCGGAAATGCCGCGTGAAGTGCCGGAAGATTGCCACCGTGTTGTGCACAACGAAGAATTCAACCGCTTCGCTATCCTGCGCCGGGATGGGAAGTTCCTGAAGCCGAGGGGTTGGAAGAAGATTGACCCGAAGACGCTGAAGGCACCTGAAGGTATTTTTGCAAATCGTGAAGGAGCGCAGGCATGAAAGCAATCAGCGTCTATGACCTGAAGCGTATCCCGGCACTGTCGCACCTGACGTATTTCGATCTTGTGCACCCGGACAATGACAAGCTGGTGAATCCGTATCTGCACGACATCGGCTTCAATCTGAACAAGGGTCTGAGCTACACGGTTAGCCAGCATCGCACGCTTGCGAATACCGTGGAAATCGGCTTCGTGATTCGTGGTGAAGTGAGAACTGACCGTGAATTCCTGAATAGCTCGCTTGCTACGCTGGAAGACAAAATGGCGGCAGCGGCTTTGACGGACATGAGCCTGTGTGCGGAACTGTGCCGAATGATGAATCAAGCATCCAGCATCGGTGCCTACAGTAGTGCAACTCGTGATGGTGAGCCTGATACGGACTTCCCGGAGAGCCTGACGAATCCCGATGAAGCTGAAATCGTGAGCAAGATTCGGCAACTGGAACAAATTCTGGATGACATTCGGGGTAGCCAGCATAAGGAAGATGGAAGCCTGAAGCTGCCCGAGGATTACCAGAAGCAACCTGACATGAAGCTTGCAAGGAAGACCATCCGGCGACACAAGGAAGTGCTTACCAACTTGAGAATCGGTAAGCTTGACGACTAGCTAGCTACGTGCTATAATTATCGTCCGGGTCGTGGAGAGCAATCTTCACGGCTCTTTCTTTTCTGGATCAACATAACACACAAGTAGTACAAGGAAAGCATGGACATTTCCCAACAAGTCTTCAGTGACATCATCATTTACAACAAGTACGCCAAATACATTCCCGCCCTCAAGCGCCGCGAAACGTGGGAGGAAATCTGTGATCGCAATGCAGCGATGCACCTGAAGAAGTTCCCGCAGCTTGAGGACAGCATCCGAGCCGTGTATACGGATTACGTCAAGACTAAGAAGGTGCTCCCGTCCATGCGATCCATGCAATTCGGCGGGCGTCCCATTGAACTCAACCACACAAGAATCTACAACTGCTGCCTACTCCCCGTGGACAATGTAGTGGCCTTTGGTGAAACCATGTTCCTGCTGCTGGGAGGCACAGGCGTAGGCTACAGCGTGCAGAAGCATCATATTGAAAAGCTGCCCGTCATCCAAGGACCGAAGACCACACGCAGGCGCTACCTTGTCTCCGATTCGATTGAAGGCTGGGGCGACGCGGTGAAGATGCTCCTGAAGGCGTACGCAGAGGGCAGGGCCAACCCTGATTTTGATTTTCGCGATATCCGTCCGAAGGGTGCCACGCTGGTAACTGCTGGCGGCAAGGCTCCCGGCCCGGAACCCCTGCGCATCTGTCTGGAAAATCTCCGCACGGTGTTGAATGGGGCTGTCGGTCGCAAGCTGACGACGCTGGAGTGCCATGATATGCAGTGTCACATTGCCGATGCTGTCCTTTCTGGAGGTATCCGCCGTGCAGCCATGATCGCGTTCTTCAGCCATGACGACCTTGACATGGTGACTTGCAAGAGCGGTGCATGGTGGGAACTGAACCCCCAGCGCGGGCGTGCGAACAACTCCGCTGTGTTGCACAGGGATGAAATCGATCAAGACGCATTTCAACGTCTGTGGCAGAGAGTTGAAGAGTCTAACGCGGGGGAGCCGGGCGTCTATTGGACTAACGATAAGGAGATTCTGAGCAACCCGTGCTTTAGGGGCGATATGGAACTGCTTACCTCCGAAGGCTACAAACGAATCGATAGCCTCGTGGGTAAGGAATTCCTCAACGTCAATAAGGACGGCAACCTCACCGCTGGCAAGGTGTGGTCCACTGGCGTAAAGCCTGTTGTGGAAGTCCGCTTTCGTCACAGCAGGGCCGGAAGGAAGCCTAGCCTGTACGTCACACCCAATCACACATTCATGCTGAATGACGGAACGGAGTGCGAGGCTAAAGACTTGGCAGGTAAGCGGCTTATGCCTTACTTTACCGGCAAGGCTATTCCTCGCGTTCAAGAAGATTTCAAAGCTGGCTTCATGCTCGGCGATGCGTGCCTGACGGACGCTGCAAATCCTGACAAGGCTGGAATTGTGGTGTGCATTGGCGAGAATGACGTAGAAGTAGCGGACATTTTTGGGGTCACCCTGTCAGACAACCATCGGCATTACCTCCAATCTGCCAGATCGCTTGTGGACAAGTATGGCTTGCCCGTTACACAGACGTTTGATAGGCAGCTTGGTGATAACCGCAGTGACGACTTCCTCATGGGTCTGTACTCTGCAAACGGGTGTGTGATTGCATCTGGTAAACGTGTTGCTCTCAAGACGACATCTAAGTTGCTTGCACAGCAAGTAGTTGAGTGGCTGCAGGCCAAAGGAATGACGCCGTATGTGACGACAAATAAGGCGAAGCGGATTCAATGGCCTAACGGAGAATACGAAAGCCGGGAGAGCTATGACGTTAACCTCGCTGGGCTTGAGAACCTGATTCGGTTTGCGGAAGTCGTTTCGTTTGTGCATGGCTACAAGCGTGAAGCACTGGCACAAGCAATTCGCGAAAGCTCTCCTACTGTTTCGGCTGTTCTGTCGGCGGGGGAAGCTGAAGTGTTTGACTTCACTGAGCCTGAAACTCATTGGGGCATCGTCAATGGCGTTGTTGCGCACAACTGTGTCGAGGCTACGTTGCGAATGTTCTCGTTCTGCAACCTTACTACGGTTAACGCATCGGATGTCGAGACGCAAGATGAGTTGAACAAACGAGTAGCCGCTGCTACCCTCATCGGCACTCTGCAAGCATCCTATACAGACTTCCACTATCTGCGGGATGAATGGAAGAAGGTTACGGAAGAAGACGCCCTTATCGGTGTGTCCATGACGGGCATCGGCTCTGGCAGGGTGTTGAAACTGGACTTGACGGAAGCCGCACGCATTGTGGTGACAGTGAACAAGGATGTGGCATCGCTAGTCGGCATTAATACGGCTGCTCGGACCTCGCTTCTCAAGCCTGAAGGCACTGCCTCTATCGTGGTGGGCTCTTCATCTGGCATCCATGCATGGCACGCTCCGTTCTACCGTCGCCGTATGCGCCTTGGAAAGAACGAGCCGCTGTACGCCTACGTGAAGGCCAACTTCCCGGAGCTTGTGGAGGATTGCCACTTCAAACCGCACCTTGAAGCCGTGCTGACGATTCCGCAGAAAGCTCCCGAGGGCTCCATCTTGCGCGATGAGTCGTTCTTGGATTTGCTGGAGCGTGTTCGCAGGTTCAATCAGGAGTGGATTGCTCCGGGCCATAATCGCGGCGTGCAGAAGCACAACGTATCTTGCACCATCAGCCTGAAGCCTGACGAGTGGGAAGCCTGCGGTGAGTGGATGTGGAAGCATCGCAACGAGTACAACGGCATCAGCGTGTTGCCTTATGACGGTGGGACGTACATCCAAGCGCCGTTCGAAGACTGCACGGAAGAAGAGTACAATGCGATGATGTCGCTGCTTCATAGCATCGATCTTACGCAGGTGATTGAAACCGACGACGCTACGGGCTTTACGCAGGAAGCGGCCTGTGCTGGCGGCCAATGCGAGGTTATCCTGTAATGCTTACCGTCTATTCGACCCCGGCTTGTCCGGGCTGTACCGCAGTCAAAGCCCTGCTGCTTCGCTTCAACATTCCGTTTGAAGTGAAGATGGTAACGGAGGATGAGGGAGCGAAAGCTTTCTTCAAGGCCAAGGGCCATCGTTCCGTGCCACAGGTGTACGCTGGCGATGTCTACGTGGGCGACTTCGCTGCCGTATCCAAGACAGGGGCTGCAGACCTAATGGCTTTAGCAACGAAACAACAAAAGACTTGACACTACTGGACGGCTGAGGCACACTGCGTGCTTCAGTCGTTTTTTTTTTTTTGCCCCAACCATCCTAGAAGGAGCAAGCAATGGCAAAGCGCAAGATGCATGACGTGCTGTGGGAAGCAGCCAACACGTACCTTCCCTACAACGATGACTTCAATCATCGCCGCTGGAGTTGCAACTCTGCGCTGGCTGCGGAATTCGAGGGCTACGAAAACCCGAGAAATCGTCGCGCTGCAGCTACGGACAAGTTCCTGAAGTCGCTCGGCTGTGCCACGGGCGGTCTGAAGGGCAAGTTCCAGAACTACCCGGAAGGCCCGGAGCGCCAAGGTGTTCGCTACATGTGGCTCATGCTTGCTGCAGCCGTTGCCAAGGACGAAGGAGTGACGCTGTGAAGCTGTCCGAAGCATTCCGCGAAGCAAAGACACTGATGCATTCCGAACGCAACGGCGGATTCATTTGCCTTGCTCTGGAAGACCTCGCTGTCGATGATCGAGTGACAGCCAAGGAAGCAGCCCTCATCGTACAGGCTCGCATCCGTGGATACTACACAGCAAACGAATACGTCGCCCGCACGGAGTACGGCTACGAAGGGAAGACAGGCGTTGCTCTGGAAACGTTCCTTCGTGTGAACGGTGTCAACATGACGAAGTGGCGCGAGGACTTTCTTGACCGTCTGATCTACGAATACGAAGCCAAAGGCCAATGAGGAAATGAGCAATGAAGAAGGTCTTCGTCACAATCATCAACCGTTGCCGCAAGTACACCTTCCTGTGTGATGCGTACTCGGAAAACGGCAAGTGGAAGATTCCGTTGGCCGCTTACGAGCAGTGCCTTCACCGCTCCAACGTCCGTATCAGCGATACGTTCACAATGGGCTGACACATGAAAGGCGCTGTCATCTACAACGGCGTGTGGCTGTGCAAGGGCAGTGTTGCTCTGGAGCTACACCAGAAGGGTGAATGGAAGAAACTTGACACCCATATGAAGGAAGTGGAACAGAAGTACCGTACACTTCATGGCATAGCAACCAAACAAGGAGAGAAGCAATGAAAAATCTGCTTAGCAAGTACAGCCCCAGCGTTCACGCGGTGGCAGTGAAGCGGTTGATCGAACTGCGTGACGGTGCTACTGCCAGAAGCGCAACTGCTGGCATTTGCAAGGACATCGCGTTCGCCTTCATCGCCAATGGCATCCACCTTGGCGAAGAACCTGTGGACTCTGGCTACGACTACTGCCGAGACGTGTTCCGCGATATGGACCTGCCTGATGACCCGCTCGATTACGGTGTCCACCTTATGTGGGAAGGCGAAGCAGGGACAACTCGTCGTGCGTTTGCGGGCGAAATGGCTGCACATATTCAGGAGAACTACCTGTGATCGACCTGTACATCCACGGTCGCAAGGTGCCTGTCACGTGGAAGCGATTCCCCGGTGGCGAAACGCTCGTGCGTATCGAGACTCCGCAAGCTGGCGTGGACCTCGGCGCACGCATCGTCATGCGCTTCGAAGGCAACGATGACCTGTTCAATCTCGCCTTGCTCGTGGACGCCATCCGTCGCAATGTGAATGTGGGCCGAATCACGTTGGACATGCCCTACCTTCCCTACGCACGTCAGGATCGTGTGTGCAGCCCCGGCGAATCACTTAGCGTGAAAGTTGCGTGCGACTTCATCAACAGTCTTAAGTTCGATGCTGTGTTCGTGAAGGACATCCACTCTGAAGTTGGCGTTGCGTTACTGGATAATCTGCGGCACATGACCCAAGCGGATGCTGCCTTCTGGTTTACCGGAGCCCTGCGCCGCGATGAAACAGTGCTAGTGAGCCCGGATGCCGGGGCCAACAAGAAGGTGCTGACGTTCGCCAAGGAACACTCCTTCGATGACGTGGTGCGTGCAGACAAGCTGCGCGACACTCGCACGGGAGCAATCCTTGACACCATCGTGTACAGCGAACATATCGGCAGCAGAAACTTCCTCATCTTGGACGACATCTGCGATGGCGGCAGAACGTTCGTGGAACTTGCGAAGAAGCTGCGACCTCTGACGGAAGGGAAGATTTTCCTGTACGTCACGCACGGCATCTTCTCGGCTGGCGTGGATGTTTTCAACGGCATCGTTGATCGCATCTACGTCACGAACTACATGGGCAAGGCTGCAGACTCCCTGCATCCACTCATCATCAGCAACCACAACAAGTAAGAAAGGACAGAAACAATGTTCAACATCTTCCCTCCCCACGCCTGTGACTTCTACAAGACCGGGCATATCTACCAATACGTGCCCGGCACGCAACAGGTGTACTCCAACTTCACGGCCCGAGCAGCAACGCACGCACGGATGCCCAAGGAGTGGGACGGCAAAGTGGTGTTCTTCGGCCTGCAGGCAATGGTCAAGGGCTTCTTGATCGACCAGTGGAACCGCGAGTTCTTCGACAAGCCCAAGCACAAAGTCGTCGCACGCTACACCCGTCGCATGGACGCGGCGCTGGGTGCTGGCGTGGTGACTTCCGAACACATTGCAGCCCTGCACGATCTTGGCTTCCTGCCTGTCATCGTCAAGGCCCTGCCGGAAGGCTCCCGTGTGAACCTGAAGGTGCCGCTGTTCACGGTGACGAACCATCCCAACTACCCGGAGTTCTTCTGGCTGACGAACTATCTGGAGGATGCGTTCTCGGCTGAATGCTGGAAGCCTATCACTGTGGCTACCATCGCCTACGAGTTCCGCCGAATCCTACGCAAGTGGCAGGAAATCACGGGCTCTGCCCCGCAGTTCGTGGATTGGCAGCTTCACGACTTCTCCATGCGTGGACTCGATGGCCTGATGGCGGCTGGCCCCACGGGCGGTGCACACATGGCTGCAACGGGCTACGGCACGGACAACATCCTTGCCCTCGATTGGCTGGAGGAATACTACAACGCCGATGCGGAGTTCGAACTGCTTGGCGGGGGCGTTCCGGCTACGGAGCACAGCGTCATGTGCATGGGTGGCAAGGAAGATGAGAAGGAAACTTTCCGCCGCCTGATGGCTCGCTACCCCACTGGCATCTTGTCTATCGTGTCCGACACGTGGGACTTCTGGAAAGTCATCACGCAAACGGCGCTGGAACTGAAGGATGAAATCCTCGCACGACAACCCGATGCGCTGGGCAATGCCAAGCTGGTGTTCCGCCCCGATTCGGGCGACCCGGTGAAGATCATCACGGGCCTGACGTACAAGGAAATCCAAAGCCTTGACGACTACGATGATGTCAATGGCGAGGAAGTGGTGAAGTACGAAGGCAAGTTCTACGAGTACGAAGTGGATTACCACTACAGCTATGACGACTCGTGGCCCACGGGTATCACACTCGGCAAGGAAGTGCCTGAGCATGTCGTCAAGGGTGCTGTGGAGTGCCTGTGGGACATCTTCGGTGGTGACACCAATGAGAAGGGCTACAAGACGCTGAATCAGCGTGTGGGCCTCATCTACGGTGACAGCATCACGTTGGACCGGGAGGAAGCCATCCTCAGCCGCCTTGCGGCCAAGGGCTTCAGCGCAGGCAACCTCGTGTTCGGCATCGGCAGCTTCACGTACCAATACGTGACGCGGGACACCTTCGGCATGGCAATGAAGGCAACGTTCGGCGTGGTGGAGGGTGAAGACCGCGAACTGTTCAAAGACCCAGCTACGGGTGACGGCATGAAGAAGTCTGCTAAGGGCTTGCTGCGTGTGGAGAAGGAGGGCGACAACTTCGTCCTCTACGACCAGCAGACGCGAGAGCAAGAAGCGCAAGGCGCACTGGAAACCGTCTTCTACTGCGGCTCGCTGCACAGGGATGAGAAGTACGAAACCATTCGGTATCGGCTTGGCATCACCACTATCAAGTTTTAACAACGAAAGGAAGAAAATGACGAAGCAATTCAAGAATTATGTCGGCTTTGCCGATGACCACTCGGGTTCGATGGGGACGCTGGCAAATGCTGCCATCCGCGATTCCAACGCGAACACTCAAGCCATCCGCGAAGCTGCCAGCCGTGAAATGCTGGATACCATCGTATCGGCTGTGGACTTCGGCAGTAAGGTTACTCGTCGCATTGTCAACAGCAACCCGCACGTGCTGAAGCCTGTGACGCAATGGCCTGTTGCTGGCATGACAGCGATGTACGATGCCATTGGCGACCTCATCACTCTGTTTGAATCCCTGCCGGATGCAAACGAGCCCCACGTGTCGTTCCTTATCATGGTGACGACTGACGGGCAAGAGAACCAATCGGTGCGTTGGAACCGCTCGATGCTGGCCCGCAAGATCGCAGAGCTTCAGCAGACGGAGCGTTGGACTTTTGTGTTCCGTGTTCCGCGTGGTGCACGCGGGTATCTTGAGGGCCTGAACATCTATCCCGGCAACATCCAAGAGTGGGATACAACGGATGCAGGCATGGCGCAATCTACCGTGCAGACGAAGACGGCTATCGACACGTTTTATGCGACTCGTGCGGCTGGCAAGCGCGGCTCCAACGTGTTCTACGCTGACGCTCAGAGCGTGACGGCACAAACCGTCCAAGCCACGCTCACGGACGTTTCCAAGGAAGTGAGCATTTGGGGTGTGCTGCCTACTGAAGACGGCGAGGAAATCCAACCGTGGGCTATGAAGCGCCTTGCCGGTGCGCCGTTCCTGAAGGGTGCTGCGTTCTACCAACTGACGAAAACGGAAGCCCGCGTGCAAGACGGCAAGCTCATTGCCATCCGCGACAAGGCCAACGGCAAGGTGTACAGCGGTGACGCAGCACGCCAACTGCTGAACATGCCTGTGCGTTCGCCCAAGGGTTATGTGCGCCTGCATCCCGACGCCACGCCACAGTTCGACATCTTCATCCAGTCCACGTCTATCAACCGCAAGCTGGTAGCAGGCACGAGCGTGCTGTACTGGCCTGCCAAGGGTACGGGCTTCACGGCTGCGGACTTCCCGTGGCTGGCTAACGGTCAAGCCAAGCCGGACGATGCGCTGACGCAACGCGCTGTGGCACTCGTGGGCCAGTCTGCCGTGGCCGCTGTGCAAGCAACTGCCCCGGCGAGCAGCCCGGTGAAGCTGGCGTTGGCTGCGGCTTTGCAACGGAAGTTCTTCACCACGCGGGACGAAGGGCGCGACCATGCTCGAAAGACTGGCAAGGTACTCCGGGATGCTGGTCCTACGGCTCCCCGTAACCTTCGCTGGTACGTGATTTAATTCTTGACAAGCTCGGCAGGCAGTGCTACACTGCTTGCTTCTTACAAAGGAAGAAAAGATGTTTGGACTGTTCAAGAGCGTCACAGACGTAGTGGCGAAGGTGGCTGAAGTGGCCCTTACCCCTGTGGAAGTGGTTGCTGACGTTGCCAACGCCGTACTGGAGCCCGTGGTGGATGCAGCCCGTGTTGTCAAGGACGAAGTGAAAGAACTTACGAAGTAAGGTGTCCTACTACCAACTCGCAACGGACTTGCTTCTTAAGGGCGTCCGGGTTGCTGCAATCGAGGCCGACTACGGCCTTGTGTTCAGGCAGGGTAAGGGTGTAGACGACATTCTGCACGCTGTCAAGAAGGTTCGTGACCCCAAGATCGGGCGAGCGAAGATCGAAACTGAAATTGGGATGTTGGAGGTCTACTTGAAGAGTATCCTCAAGCATCCGAAGAAGGAAGGTAATGGCTCTGAAGATCGTTGAGGGCGACTTATTCGCTAACGTGAAGCCGCCTGCGCTAATCGTGCACGGCTGCAACGCACAAGGGAAGATGGAGAGTGGGTTTGCAGGCAAGCTGCGGAACAAGTTCCCCGATGCCTACAAAATCTACAAGACGGCTGAAGAGGCCCACGGGTTGATGCTGGGTGACATCAACGGCTACACGGACACGGACGGCCACATCATCGTCAACGCCATCACGCAAGAGTTCTACGGCAACGACAAGAGCATTGTCTACGTAGACTACGAAGCAGTGGAAAAGGCCCTGAGCACTGTGGCCCGATTCGCTGCCCAACTGCCGGGAGGCATTCCCATCCATCTACCGTTCATCGGTGGCGGGCTGGCGAATGGCAACCGGGACAAGCTGCTAGAGATTTTCGAACGTGTCTTCAAAGACTCCGACGCAACACTCTGGCTTCAATAACTGTACAAGAAAGGAAACTTATGCTCTTTTTTATCATGCTGGGCGTGGTTGTCGCCCTTACCATCCTCTTTGGCTTCGCAGGGGCCGAAGCAGGCTTAGGGGGCTGCCTCATCGGTCTTTGGACCGCTGGAATTGTCGGCTGGGTAGCGAACATCGTTGCCATCTGGCACGGCCCTGCGTTGGCTGCGTTTGGCGTACAGGACATTCTTCGCGTCATCGGCATTGTCGTTGCGCCGATTGGCGTTGTGCTGGGTTACATCTAACCCACTACCACCAATCAACCAGACCTGTCAATAGGTCAGTTTACTAGGAGTTTCAAATCAGCAACGAAAACGTAACAGTTGGCGATGTCACCATTGTCCCAGCAGAGCTAAGGAGCTACACTGACGACAGTTTCCGAATCTTGAACGCGGCAGAGTCCTACAAAACCGAGTTCAAGGAAATGATAACGGCAGCGTCTGAAAAGACGGGTCTTCCTAAGAAGGTCTTGTCCAAGTATTTCAAAGCCCGCTTCAAGGAAGCGACCAAAGAAGCAGCGGAAGAAGGCGAAGTTTTTGCAGCCCTTGACCGCGTACTCGATGGTGACACCACACCGACCTGAAATTTCCTCGCAAGAGGAACCCTGAAACAACAACCTTTAAGGAAGACCCAAACCATGAACCTGCAAATTATTTCCGCCGTCCTGAGCATCACGCCCAAAGTCATCGCTGTCATTCGTGAACTGGAGGAAATCGATTCCACCAGTGGAAAAGGCGCTGCCAAAAAGGCGCTGGCGCTGAAACTCGTGGAAGCTGCATACAACGCAACGAAACCCACCATCCCGTTCGCCGACATCGCCGCTGCCATCAGCACCACGATTGACGCGGCGGTGGAGTTCTTCAACAGCATCGGCACTTTTGTGAAGGGCCTTAAGAAGTAATGTGATGGTCAGCACAACCTTGTTTCCGGCGCTAGTGTACCACGGGCACTCAGCAATTAAAACAGGGTTGGCGACGGCTCACCGCTTCTGAATCGAAAAAAAAAAAAGACGCACCCCCGAAGGAGTACGTCCAAAGCTCTACCACGAGCTAAAACTTACACTTAATTGTGGCCGTCAGGCCATCGACCTCGCTCAGCTTGACCATGACTAAATCGTGGGCTTGACTGGCGAGGTCTTTTACGTTATCCGCCAGCTTTTCCGTACTGGTCAACTTCCTGCTGTCGGAGCCAAGCGGCGGCTCGCTCACGTGTGGCGTCATCGACACGTGGCACTGAACCCCCTGCGGGAGCCACGGAAACGGGCTGTGGGGCACTTTCTCGTGCTGGCTGAGGGCTAGGCATAGGCTCGGCATCGGGCTCGCCTGCGGGCTGCAATCCATTGACACCGATGGTGCGGCTTGTAACGAGTGTGCCGACAACGTTAATGATAGCGATAGCGCCAGTGCCGATAGCATCCGCCGTGCTTTGATCGAGGGGGAGGTCATGGCCTGTGAATGCCTTGTAGACGTGTGCAAGGGCGAGCAGTACGCCCGCGATGACCGTTGCCGTCAGTTGCACGGCCTTGCCCTTGCCGGGGTTTGCGATAGCGGAACCTACTTTGAAAAGTTCCCAAACCGCTGCGATCTTATCTTTCATAGGTAGCTCCTTAAATGACTACGCGGTTCAAAACCCAACCGAAGAAGAATTCCTCATTGGCTGGCCGCTTCTCTGATATTTCCAAGTAGCGCACGCACTGCAGGGAGTTCAACACTCGCAGCAAAACTGCTTCGCCGTCTTTCCCCCGCTTAGCGAGGAAGGTAGCCAAAGCACTTAGTGTGCCGGGGCCAATTTGTCCGTCTGTAGCAATGTCCGCGAAGTCGCGGCCTTGTCGGTTGAGCGCATTGAGCGCCCGCTGCAACATCGGTTTGGCTGCATTCACTCCGCAGTTCACCCCCGTGTCGCACACTTCTTCAGCAATCGCTTCCGACAACTGCGCTACCTTGTCCAAGCCCGGCTCAAGCCAATACGTCTGTAGGTAGATGTTGTAGGCCAAATCACGCGGCAAGTCTTTCATATCTCCTGTGTAGCCATGCGCCCTAGCGACCTTCTCCGTGATGCCGTATTTCGTTGCACCGCCCGTATCTGCCGGGTTATTGGAATAGCCGCCTTCAGTACGAATGATGCCGTCAATGATTTGTTCTACCTTCACACTTCTTCCTTAATTCGTCTTGTCGGCCTTCTGGTCCAGTTTGTCATAAACCCTCTTACTGAAGTCCTTGAAGTCTTCAGAGAGGGTCACGATTTGGCGACTCATGCCGCCCAATACCTCCTTGATGCCATTCATCGCATCCGCAAGGTCATTGTGGTTAACATACTTCTCTGCCACATGAAGCTTGAAATCTGCCAAGTCTTTCGCCGTCTCGTCCATCTTTTTGCTAGCCTGCTGGTATAACCACCACATGACAGCGCACAACGCGCCAATCAGCGGCAGTGCCCACGTCCTCAACGTTTCAAAATCCATTTACTACTCCCCCTCAAGTACCTTCATCGTTTTTGTCGTTCAGGACCAGATACACAGGGTATCCGCTCTCCTGTGCCTTCTCCACTACAGCGGCAGGCGTCGCCTTCGGCCCTAAATCAAGTCCGGACAAGCGACGCATTACCACAGTAAGCTCCGCACACATCCAAAGCTCATCTTCACCGATCTTTAGCACCCCAAACTGACCGAGCACGGCTTCCACCTTCGAATACTCTCCAAGGCCAACCCGCGCCAAACCGAAGCGCAATTCTTCTTCTGTCATCGGATAATCTTCGCCAACAGGCATCCAGTAGAAGCCGTGATCTTGAAGATTGGACAGCGGGAAGATTCGCACAACAGGCGTCACCGACTCGATAACGAACACACGTCCAGCGACTACCCAAGCCACACAGACGTGGCAATACTCGCTTTCCGTTCCAATGCGAACAGCTTGAACCTGCAAGTCATACAGGCTGTTCCACGACTTGTGCGTCAGGGCAATCAAATCACCTGACTTGATTCGTCCTCGTACTTCTGCATAGTTCATGATGTTTGCGTTACCAGCTAATTGCTGCTACCTGCTCTGGCGTTGTTGCAGAGGCAAGCGCAGACTTCAGTTGCTGGGCCTTGGCGAAGTTGGCTGCACCCTGTGCCCACATACTGGAGTAGAAAGCTTTCCAGTCAGCAATTGTGCTGATTGTTAGGAAGCCTCCGTCTAATGTTTTCCAGCCCCCGGGCCAACCCGAGGGGAACGCACCGTTGTTTGTCACTTCGCCGTTAGTGCCGTCAATGTCGCTGCGACTTAGCGAGTCGCACGCAATCTTGTGACCTAGATGCATGAAGTAGGTGCAGTTGGCAGCGAGCCGGGCTTTGTTAATCTCTTCCTCTTTGGAAGACTTCAACCCAGCTAGGACTGTTTCGTCGTGAATTGCTTTGGTGGCTTCATCGAACTGGAGTGTATTCCCCACTCGTGTCATACCTCCGAGAACGATGTCACCGGCTAAAGGTCCATCGACTGCGGTGTCCCAAACTACCAACGACTGAGCGAAGTAGGCGGGCTGATCTACAGGCACATCCACTTCCAACAGTGCTTGTTCACCTGTCGGAGTGTTGACAAGCAGCGTTCGCATTACAGGCCTACCTTACGGATAGAGAACAACACCGAGGCTGTCGTGGCGTTCGGCTGGCCGTCTGTGTGTGGACGAACTACATCACCGCTGAAAAGGCGCACAGTTCGTGTAACGCAAGCAGGGAATGCTGCACCCCCCGGCCCAGCCCCAAACACAATCCTGTTGGCAACAGGTGTAGCGTTGACGGATGTGGTTAGGTTGGTAGCGTTCACCGTCACACCGATCAAGAAACTACTAGCAGTGTTGTACACGTCTGTGTAGTTAACCTCATACAGCCCGGCATCCACGATGGTGAAAGTCGCACCGTTCACTGCGTCATCTACGTACTGCACTGCCGTGCCAGCTTGCCGAAGAGTTGTTGTGAAGCGCCTAATCTTCGTGTTTGTCGAACCGTAGCCATTACCTGTGTGCACGGTAATCTCGTGATCCCCTATAACGTTAGCAACGAAGCCGGATTGAGAGATAGTCCAAGCATTGAGTGTGCTACTGCCGAGTGCATACTTAACGTCCACTACCAAATTACCTGTGGTTGCGTTGTAGCTTGTAACCAGCGCGGTCATATTTAGGGTATTGGGCGCAGGTGTGTTAGCAATACTAACCCACATCCCGGGCTGGAAACTCTTGTTAGGAGAGACAGTAAACGTCTTAGTTCCCGTACCAATCGTAACGCTTGTGGTGCTGGTGTCGTTCGTTGCGTTGAGGGTCATTGCCGTAGCAACTGCATTAGTCTCAGTCACGAACGTAGGCAGTGCAGCTAGAAAGGCATCAGCGGTCGGGGTGAACGTGCTTTGCGGCATACTCCGATTAGGGGGTGTGGGCAGTGCAGTGATTGTCATATTGATTCCTTATTAAGTCAGACCTTCAACCTCAAGCGAACACGTAGATGTGCCGTCTGAGTAGCCGATGTCAATTTCAAATGTCTTGTAAAAACCGTACACCAGCGTAGCCCCATAAAGCTCCGTTCCAATGTAGAGAATCGGCGTTGCCCTGTACAATGCCAGCAGATTTTGCGTTTGATCTACAAGTTTCGATTCCAACGTAACAGTGAAGCTGGCTCGCTTGCTATAAGCACGTTGTACGATTGTGTAGTTGCCGAAGTTATCTTGGCTCTTGATTGAATAATCTTGCACACCGACCTTTGCACCAACCTCTGTGTCGCCAATGTTAAGTGCATGACCTAGAATCATTTCGCCACAGTAAACAGGTGACCCCAGTTCGTTCGTAAGTGTCAACGTCAGCGTGCCACTCGCGTAGGGAGGAATGTCAGCAAAGGTGATGTCAGTGACGTAAGCAATGGGCTCAAAAAAGTAGGCGTACATGTCGTCCACTCCCTCCACTGCCCGAGTCTGCGCAGTCACGTTGTACACAACACCGTCCACCGTCGTGAACACACACGAAGCTGTCGTTGCACCACTGATGTTTAGCAATGCCACTGTGTCAATTACCTCAGTGATCGCAATGCTTACTTCAATCGTGCCATCTGCCCCAACAGTCTGTGCTTGCACACGTGCATCAAACATCTTCCAGCGATTTTCCGCACCAGTATCCAACCACGCGGTAGGGTTGCTATCGGGCTGTTGATTGTAGGGACCTGCGGTCGCAGTTATGGGGGCTGAACCAGTGTTGGCGGTGGAACCCGGGTTTGTAACTGAGGCGCCAGCTTGAGTCGTAATTTGAAAAGAATCTGCCAAAAGATTCGCACTAGCAATCAGATACACAGTACCGGCGGTAACACCTGTAGGTGTTGTGCCACTAAAAATCACCGCAGTGCCTGCAGCTAATCCGTGTGCGGTCCAATTGATCGCAAACGGACTTCCGTTTGAAACGCCTGCAAAAGTCACGGTCCCGGATTTACCCGATAGTGCTTCGTAGATGTGTGTGTCATAGAGAACCTGCTGACCAGCGACATACACAGTTGTAGCGTCATAGGCTGGTGCGGCATCGTCAGGAATATTACTCGTCAGGCCAGCGTCAATCACTGTAAAGGGTCGAATGATTTTCATTAGCTAAACCTCAATTCTTAAAAGAAGAAAAGGGGCCGAAGCCCCTTATTCAGTACGTGTGACCGGCATTCCATCCGAATCCCAGCGTTGGAAGATTTTGTACAAATCTTTCGTCTTCTGGACGTTGGCAAGGTCACCATCTTTGATGATTGACTTCAAATCCTCGATAGCATCCTTCAGGTCTTTTTGGGCCTGTGCAGATTCATCGGGACTCTTCAGACGCCGCATCAACTCTACGTTATCCGCAGCCGGGATGATTCGTTCACCCGTGTGGATTTGCGCGAGCATGTCTTCCGGCACGTCATTTGTACCAACAGCAAACTTCGGCACAAGACCAGTAATCGTCGCAACTTGGTCCTGCGTGAACGTAGCGCCCATCGCTTCACCAGCCGTCTGATTAACCATTGTCTGGATGTCATCGGGCGACATTGCGGCCCACTGTTCAACCGTCAGCGATGTTGCCGCACCCTTCACCAAGTCTGGGAGTTTCCCGTACTGTGCAAGGAACGCATTGGTGTACGCTACCTCGTTGTTCAGCGAAGAACCGATTTGGGCCACACGTTCTGCGTTGACGTAAGTGCTACCATCCCCTACAGCGTAGCCACCCGAGGAATCAAAGCCCGGAGCAAATGTGCCCGGAGAACTGATCTTGGAAATAGCTCCGTTGCCGAAGTTGTTGGTAGTGATGCCGCTTCCGCCTGCACCACCGCCCGCGCTAGTTGTGGAGCCCGTAGCCCCCACAGCCGGGAGTCCGTGAGCCACGAAGGCTGCGGACAGTGCCGTTTGGAAGTTAGCCAGAGCCGTAGAGATAGACTTGACAGAAGTGTCAATGCCGTTCAATGCATCAATCTGCGATTGCGCAGCGTCCACGATTGCATCCAGCCTGTCGAGGTCTGCCTGATGGCTGTCCGCGAGGGCCTTAAGCTGGTCTTCAGACGTTTGCTTAATAGCATCAATTGTATCATTGATAGCATCGATTGTCAACTGCGCCTTATCCACTTCGCCCTTAGACTTACCAGACAACGAAGCCAGTAACATACTGGTACGTGCTTGATCGCGTTGGTAGTCTTCAAGCGTAGAAAAGAAGCCTTCGCTGGGCTTAGAAACGTTCGTAAGGGCGTCCTTGAACCCAGCCACATCCGACAGATTACCTGCCTTTACTGCACCAGCTAAGAGGTTTTGAGCCTCCTTGCGGCGGGCGATGTCCAGCGCCTGTGTCTCCACGACAGTAGACTTGATCGCACTCTGAATCGCGTCAAAGATCGACTGAGCATCTTTCAACACCTGTTGGGCGGGCTTGAGCTTGGCCTGTTCGGCTTTGGTAGCCAAATCAGCTTGCTTCTTAATCGCCTCAACCTGTGCATTGTAGATACCCGTCAGACGCTTCTTTTCAGCATCCACCGAACGCTTCAAACCATCCAGCGCAGCACTCAAGGTTTTGTCAGCCGTTTCCTTAGCAGTATCTGCCAAAGTCTTCGTGGTATCCGTCAGGTCCGAGAACGTCCCCGAGAGAGTCAGCAACTTACCGACCAGCGCATCACCCGCAGCCGTACCGTCATCCAGACTAATCACCAGAGCCTTGAATTCCTCCTTCGTCTTCGGCAATTCCAGCCCGAGAGCATGGAATTGATCCGTCAAAGTTTGCTTCAGCATCGAGTTCTTCTCCGCATCCGTGAAGAAGTTATCCACGAAGTCAGACATGCCTGTGCTCAGAGCGTCCAGTCCACCGGCACCACGGATGGTGTCAACGGACAGGTTGCTACCGTTTAGGCCAGTCTGATTGAACTGATTGCGCAGCGTCGTGAGTTGCTTGTACACGCCAGCGATGTCGTCGGCAGAGCCCTGCAGCGTTTCAACGATATCGCCGATGTTGCTGTTAAAGCCTTCCGCAGCGACGATACTGTCACGCACCAATTCCGCAGAAACATCTCCTTGTTTGTTCTGGATATCCGAGTACGCCACTGCTTGAATGCCGAGTTGCTCAAGGACATACTGCCCCTTCTCAACTCCGGACGACACACGAACAATGGTTTCGAAGTAGCCTTCACCGACCTTCTGGAATTCCTTCAGACCGGGCATGACTGCTTCCGCCATCACGTCACCAGCTTTGCTGAACGCAGCTTCCAATTCCTTTTGAACATCCGCGCCCGACAAACCCTTCAAGCTGATTTTCGTCAGCCCGAGTTCGTCAAGGTTCAGAGCCTTCAGGAGGTTTTCTGCAACGTCGCGGTTCACCCCGAATTGCGTACCAGCTTCAAGCACGCTGTTGAACATCGACACCAACGTGCGGGCCATGCCTTCTTTCAACGCGGGGTCGAGAGCCGACATTTGCGATTCGTTGGAGCTATCGCTGAACAGGCCGAAGAAGCTGGAAGACTCCTTGTGGATGTCTGCGTAGCCTTGGGCGTTAATACCGCCCGACAACACGTCGCCGAGCGTTTGTGCACGTGTCGGCGCGACGAGTGAGCCGCCCCTTGCCTGAAACATAGGGTTGCCATCTGCGTCTGTCAGTGGTTGCGGGGTTGACAACGCAATGCGGTCAAACGAGATACCCGAGTCTTGCAACTCAGTTGAGGACTTGCTGAAACCGAGGAAGCTCTTAGAACTACCAACACCGATCTTCATCAGGTCCGCAGACGTGCCACGAAGACCCGCCGTAGAGGAAACGGTAGCAGCCATACCAGCGATGCCGTTGTTGATGCCGCGCAGTTGCACCAGCATTTGCGACGAGTGCGTCAGTTCGATACTGGAGTTGTTGGACAGGATGTCGAGAGCCTTGGAGAGCGATTCAGACTTAGCCGACTCGTCACCAAGGACGGTGCCGGTGCCTTGCACCGCTTGACGCTCTTTTGCAACGTCAACCGAAGCACCGCTACCACCGACAGCGAAGCCGAGCGCGGCCATAATTGCAGCCATTGCGGCGATACGAGCAAACGCTGTGTAGGGGTCGCCGCCGCCCTGATTGGTAACGGCTACGCCTGCGTTCGCCATCGACTTTGCAAAGGCAGCTTGAACTTCGACATCTGTACTCAGCACAGTCGATGCCGTCATTTCCTCATTACCCGCCACAGTCGCCGAAGTCACAGCTTGGGTGAAGAAGATTTTGCGAATCATCGACTCGTAGGCCAGAGCCATTTCCATTGTGCGGTAGGTCTTCTCCAGCGCCGACAACACCTTGTAGCCTGTCGTTCCTTCCTTGAAGAAGCTCTTGGCAGCACCAGCCATGTTCGCATAGGACTTCATTTGGCTTTGAGCAAGGTCCGATTGGGCTTGCTGTTCAACCTTCAGCGCCTTTGCGTTGTCGCCCTTAGCACGAAGCTCATTAACAATTCGCAGAGAATCCGCGTATTGCGTTTGCGCTTGCACCAGCCCGGACATAGCCGTGACCATGCCACCGATGGCCGTACCAGCAGAACCGAAGGTGTCTGTAAGAGTTTGACCGAGAGTTTGAGACTGCTGTGTGAGCGTTTCCATGTCCTTCACGAGGCCACGGCTCATACCGCCTTCGGTTTGCTTATCCAACTCACTCAGCGCGTTCGCGCGAGCGGTCATGGCCTTTTCGAAAGCTTCTTGCACTTCCTGCGTGACGTTGCCCTCAAGGACAGCGGCTTGGAAAGCAGCGTCAGCTTGTTGGCTGTAGAAGTCGATTGTCTTCAGCGTTGCTTGACGCCGCGCTTCAACCTTTTCTGTCTCCGATGTCAGGACGGATGCAACATCATCCGCAAGCTGCTTCTCGTTGGAGTTGTACAGGTCAGAACCAATCTTGCCAAGCTCTTTGTAGGAACTACCAAGATCGTGCAGTGCAGCCGCAGCAAGACGGGCGCTGATGATCGTGGCTTGAGTGCTGGGGTCAAGCTCGTTCTGTGCAATCTGCAATTGAGCAAGTTGCAATGCTGTCTGCTTGCCCTTACGGCCATAGTCCGCAACGGCATCGCCGGCCTCAACGAGACTACGAGCTTCAGTCATCAAATTATCTGTGGCCTTATTGAACTTCGCTGCACGCTCCTGAGCAACAGTCACTTCCCCGATAGCTTTCGCAATCGCCATCAGACGGTTGTAGCGGTCAGAGCCTTCTTCCACGCCCCATTGCTTAAGTAGTGCGGCAGTTTCAGCTTCCACAACGGAAGTGAACTTGCTGTGACCTGCGTTCGCTTCTGCAAGACTTGCCGTTTCCACAGCCATCTTCTTTTGCAAGGATTCTGTCAACTCACGGAGTGCAACTTCCTTGTCATACGCAAACTTGTTGGCGTCAGCTTCAGCGGCTGCGTTCAATAGTTGTTGTTTTGTGGACTCAGAAATGGCATGTGCATACTTAGGCTCCAGCAGCAAGGCTTGCATACGCGCGGCATTGGAGTCAGCAACCACACGGGAGCCAATGGCTTCACTTTGCACGAGAGCATCAGTTTTAGCCTTGTACGCTGCGGCAGATTCATGCAACGATGCGATTTCACTCGCAATAGTGTTTTGCACGGTCTTGCTGCCTTTCACGGCCAGTTGACCGTCCTTCGCGTCCGCAAGAGCCTTAGCGCGGGCCGCTTCAGCTTGCGCAGCTTGGATCGCAGCTTGGGTGCGGGCCTCAGAACGGTTACGCGAGATAGCAATTTCCACGGCGGCCATTTGCTGATCTGCCGTGGCAGTGGCTTGCTGGAGATTGCGCATAGCGGCATCCAGTTCAACCTTGGCACGCACGCGACTGTAGCTTTGCTCGCCGTTGATCGAGAACCGACCGGGCGCAGCATCATCGTAGTTCTTTTGAGCTTCTTTGACCTTTGCTTGTGCAGCTTCGATGGCGGCTTGCTTGTTCTTCTCAGCCAACGCCAGAGCTTCACGCTCCGTTGCCGTAGCACTAGCTTCGCGGGCAGTTTTACCTTCCAACATCAGGCGGTTAACTTCTGCCATACGCTCTGCCTCCTTAGTAAGAGACTTCGCATACTCGTCCAATGTTGTCAACGCAGCACGTTGCTTCGTGTCATTCTGGTCATCCTTCTGTGTATTGTAATAAGCCCATGCAGCACCAGCCGCCAGCAATACAATACCGATGACACCCAACGAAGCTTGGAATGCGATAGCGCCAAGCCGGGCCGCAATCATGGCTTCGTTCAGGGCGACGAACGCCGTAGAGATAGACTTGATAGTTTCGATGACGAACATCGCGCTCTTGAACGCGAGGATTGCCGTCACGATGGCAGTCAGCTTGCCAATGTTGTCAGCCAACACAACAGCCAAGTCAGCCAGCGACGTTGCAATGGACTGAATAGCTGTCTTGAACGTGTCAGACTGGAAGATTTCCTTCAGACGTGCCGAGAACACCAGCAACTGCGGCTGGATGCCATCGAACGCTGCCACAAAGGAAGTGCTGAGGGTATTCTTAACAGACTTGAATTGGTTCTCCACTGTCAGCGACATTTGCGCAGCACCGAGTGCCGTAAAGGCGTAGGAATCCGCGATACGATCCCGGAAATCCTTCAGCGCATTGCCAGCATCGTCCGTCTTCTTACGGTACATGTCCAACACTTCAACAAGCGTCTTCAGTCCGCGCTCGTTCGCCAGTGCATCCATAGCCAGCTTCTGGTTTGCCGGGGAAAGCTGGTTCAGCCCGTCTGAAAGCTTACCAACTACGGTTACCATGTCGAGGAAGTTGCCGTTCGCATCCTTCAGGTCTTTTTGGCTCAAGCCAATCGACTTGAACACGTTTTGCACCTTGTCTGCATTGGATGCTAATTCCTTGTAGAAGTTCTTCAGCGAAGTACCTGCAGCGGAACCTTGGATACCAAGCTGCGACAGGGCGGCGAGTCCAGTACCGATGTCCACCAGCGAAGCACCATACAGTTTGCCAACAGCGGACGCCGACTTAAAGGCTTCAGACAGAGATTCAACCGACGACATCGACACAGCCGCCGTTTTGGCGATCACGTCACCCACGCGACCAAAACCTTCAGCGGTGTACCCCAGCGAGGTAGAAACCTGCACGAGCGTGCCAGCGGCCTTCTCAATCGAAGTACCGCCCACTGTAGCGAGGTTCAGCGCATCTCGAACGCCCGCCATAGCCTGCTTGGCGTTTAGGCCAGCGAGGATGAGGGTTTCAAGCGCCTTGGCGACTTCCTGTGGCCCGTACATGCCTTTGCCAAGCTCCATGACGGTAGCACGTAGTGCATCAATCGAGGCATAGGATTCTTCACCCTTCACGCGGATACCTTCCAGCGTGTTTTCAACATCCTTGCCCTGCTTCACGATGGCCGCAAAAGAAGCGCCCACGGCAATGCCCAGCGCCATCGGAACGGCACGGCCATACGTCACCCACAGTGCACCCAGCGAACCAGCGAGCCCACGGGCCATAGCATGGGCATCCTTCATGGCATCGGTGTGCGTGCGAATGGCACGAGTTTGATTCTGGATAGCGGGAGTGACCGCATTGAAGCTTGTCGTCAACTTGCCCACGGCAGAGGCGAGGGTAGCCATCGCTTGCGTGAGGGCCGTGGTCGTCGCGTTGTGACCTCCAACTTGACGATTGGCGTTCGCAACAGCTTGTTGATAGGCAATAGCGGACGCTGAACCTTTTGTAAAGGCTTGGGAAAGTTTTTCAACAGACGCTGTGAGTGTGGTGACGCGACGGTCGGCCTTACCAGCTTCCACGAACAGCTTGTTTAGCTCTGTACTGGTTTCCTTAATGCCTGTGGACCGTACCTCGACTGCGAGGGTGCTGACATCAATGCTCATTTGTGTTTACCTTTATTTTCTCTTGAATGTCGCGAGAACACTCATCACCTTGGCTGCAACTGCCTCCCGCACTTCTTCAGTAGGAATTTCAATCACAGCTTGATACGGAGCTTTGCGGAGCCTGTCCGAGGCACGCGCGTATTCAGCACAATAGGCTTCGCTCATCTTCCTAATCACACGGAGTTCCCACGGTGTGACACTTGCCTGTGTGCATTTCACAAAGGCTTCAATCTCTTGCCAGCTAAGAGGTATAAGTCCCATCCCTGTTTGCGTAGCAACACCCGCAGAATGAAAAAGAGCCACAAGATACTCAGCCCCCGCTGGTATTTCAGGGTACGGAATCTCTTGTGGCTCTGTCGGTTCTGCAGCGTCTGGATTTTCTTCGTCAACCGGGACAGGCTGACGCATACGTTCCAGACGGCTAATCTTATCCCCTTCGGGAACTGCGGCAAGCCATGCGGTTTGCCGAGCGTGAAGGATTAGCTGGTCTTCTACGCTTAGATGAAATTTGCCACGTCCCCGAGGGCTTCATCCACCTGAGACTTGACCCACGAGAAGGAGTCGTTCGTGTACAGGTCGCGGATGGTTTCTTCGTTGTCAGCCGCCGCACCGTTCACGGAGAGATTGTTGAACTTCTGTGTGCAGGCTACGAGCAGGGCAACGCCTTCTTCACGCATCACTTCCGCGCTGGCTTGCTTCTTGCCACGCTTCAGTTGCCGGTTTTGCATCGCGTTGATGGCAGCGCGGTATTGTTTGGAGCTTGTGCCATAGAGCACGGCTTCCACGGGTTGAGTCTTGGCCTCGTCCGCGAACAGAAGTTCGTCGCTGACAGGGTGACGGAGTTGCACGGTCACGGAGTCACGGATGGCGAGAGTGTTGATGTCAAACATGGTAGAGATTCCTTTTCTTTGGTTTGGTTGAGGGTTGGAGTCGAATGCTCCATTGGGTTAAGATGCTATGCACCTTTCTAAGCCAATCCTGTGAGCCAGCTTAGAAAGAGGCACAAACCTCTTTCAGTGGGATTAGACTTCCACGATGTCTTCTGTCACTTCCAGATCGACCGTTGCGGACGTGATCGTGTCCACCGAACCGATTTCAGTCGTGTACGACATGACTTCAGCTTGGAAGTAATTGATCGTGCCGTTCTGCAGCGTCACGCGGCAGGAGATACCAGCGTCCGATGCAAGACCCGTCAGGATAATCGCTTGACCGGCGTTCGCAGGGACGCGAGCCATCTTGACAGACAGCGTACCGTTGTTGTACGAGCCCTTACGCTTGACGGTCTTACGATCATCAATGGGGTTATGCGAGACGAGGTTGTACTTCTTGCCGTAGGAGCCGAGGTCCACAACTTCGCCAACCTTCGTCCACGCAAGAGCCGTAAAGCCCGCCGCGTCGTTGGTAGCAGGGAGGGACGCAGACACGTACAGTGTGGTGCCAGCGGAAGTAAATGCTTGAGAGACTGCCATTATGTTTCCTTAGAGAGTTTGTTGGCGGTTGGTTTAGTAGACGATGTGGGCAGTGACGCCAACGCCGCCAGTGACAGCCACGGTGCCTTGCAGGAACGCGGCAATAGAATCGAGGTTCACGTAGACTGTGCTAGAGGCCGGGACCACGATGGCCTTGCCTGCAGACACGTCCACGGTTCCGCCGAAGCCGGAAGGGGAGATAGTTGTAGAACCCGAGCCGTCAATCGTGACGGTCACAGGAGACGCTGTGGTGTTGAACAGTTCCAGCATCGCGCCGGGCGTATACACCAGAGTGTCGGAAGCAGACAACACTGTGCGAGTGATTGTTGTCGGCCCACTTGTTGCCTTGTTGAAGGCTGTTTGAGCAATGACTGCCATTTAGTTTCCTTTGAAGAAAAGATAGAATTGGGCGGATTGCCCTTCGGTACTGCTTACCGCTCTTGTCGATAGCTGAAAGAAACCGGAGTTACGAAGAAACCATCCGTCCGGTTGAATCCGCCACTGACGTTTGCGGGACGCTCGATGGAAACAGTTCCAGTCTTCGGCAGCACAGGAAAGAGGGCACGTAGCGCCGCTATCAAGTCTGTAGCCTTCTTCGACCCAGTGTTCTGAGGAACACAGATATTTATTTGGAAGATGCCTGTTTCACGCTCCCGTTCAGCCGCTACGTCAGGGTTGACAACAGCGGGTGTAAGGAAGAAAATTTGCAAGTAAGACCCTGTGGTAGGTTTGGCGAAGTCTTTGTTCTCGTATGCCACAGGGATAGGCGGAACCTGCGAAGCAGCCCATGCGTCTAGCTTCGATTCGATTTCAGTCCTGAGACTCATGCACGCTCCTTAAGGCTGGCGGGGGCCGACAAACGGACCCACGCTATGCTTGTATTTCGCTGCTACCTGCGTTAGACTGACGCGCATAAAGCCCGCAGGGGCTTTACGTTCGCTCCAGCCTTCGTATTCGATACGGTAGGCGTAGGGGACGCTCGTGCTGAATGAAAGGAAGCCGTCTTTCCCGTAGAACGTACCAGCATCCTTCTCGTCGCGGATGCGGCTGATTGAGCCGGAACCCGTCTTGTCGGAGTGGGGTTGGTAGTCACTTTGACCTTCAGCGTCTACGACCGTTTGCACGGTGTAGTTGTAGCTGTTAGAGGCAGGCCAGAAGTCGTTAATCAGGTTGCCGCGTAAGACCGGGCAGTTGTAGACGACCGTTTGGGCTAGATCTGTGAAGATGGCAAAACATGCCACATCCACTTCCTTCTTCACCCTGTCGATGTTCCGCTGTAGGCTTGCTAGGAAACTACCAGCCATAGCGTTATTTCACTTTCAGGATTATAGCACCAAAGCTGCTGTTGTCAAGGCTTACGCCCTTACCAGCAGTTCGATAAGCGTGTTGTCTGCGGTTGTGGGATTGGTTTCCTTGTAGGTAACAACCTTGTACCGCTTGTCTCCCAGCACCACGAAGTCACGTTCAGCCCGCAGCCGGGGAACGTCCGCTGTGGGCTGGAGGAACACCTGTTTGTCGCCCACTTGCACCAATGTGCCGGGCGCAGTCTGTGCGCCATTCGATTGCAGGGTGAAGTCAAACACCATGCCGGGCACGATGTACTGTGTTTCCACGGGGACGCTTTCGGATGTCGCTGGGTTGTACACAGCGTCACCACAGACGATCACGGTCAGCGTCGTGCCATACCGAGTCATCATGTTTTGCACTACGCGCTTAAAAGAATCCATACGGGTCCATTCCCCGCACAGCCTGCAAGTGCGTTTGCTCCGACGCTGTACCGCCGATGTACATCTTGTTCCAGTCGTCCCGGAACTGCAACAGCGGGTGTGTAGCGTCAAGTTCAGCCCCATACGGCAGCGGGGCTACTTCCATCATGTTCGGATTCAAGATCGTAGTCTTGAGGAACTTTACGTAGTTATCCACGTACTGATTGCCGTACACTTCAAGCTGGGCCATCTTCTCGTGCACGCGCATGGTGAGCGTAGCGAGGATGTATTGCGCCATCAGCTTAGAAGCACGAAGTACATTGTTATCGCAATCATTCAACGTTGCGATGTAGACTGCATCGGGGAAGATTGGCAAGTCCAGGAAGTCGCCCACGCGAAGCCGTACTTTGCCTAGGTTGGTTGTCGGGTCGATTGTGGGCATGTCTTCCTCCTATTACGCCTGCCAAGCAGTGAAGCCCGCAGGTAGAGCCGCAGCGAAGGCGCTGCCGCCAGCATTGAGAGTTACCACCGCAGCAGGATCACCACTGAACGTAGAAACCAGCACAAGCGGGGATAGCGGTGTGTGCGGAGTGAACGTGAACGCTTCTCCAGTGCCCGCGCCCGGGTTTCCAGCATAGCCGCCTGCCGCTGTGCCGAACCACATCTTTCCAGCGTCGAAATCGACAGCCACGGTCACAACATCACCATCCGTATACGTTGGCCCTGTAACAGGACCGGAGACATCGTTATGGTAAGTAGTTCCATCGAAAGGCAGGTAGGCCCAACTGTTCGCATCTTGTCCTGCGTAGCTCGTTGTCTCTGTGCCGTCCAAGCTCTGCGTACAAATACCCAACTGCATATCTATCGTCGCAGCAATGGCACTCAATTCATAAACGCGCTTGCCTGTGGATTGGAATGGTGATGCAATAGCTTTCGGGAAGGAACCGATGTTCTGCGGTATGGTAACGGTAAGCCCGCCGTTTGAAATCACAGCCCCGGCTGCGTGGTTAGTTGCGTCCCAAGTCACCATTGCGGGGGCAGGAGCTTGAGCAACGCCCTGCGGATTCTTCAGCACTTCCAGAGTAAAGAATGCCGAGAATGTAGTGTTAAAGTAACTCACGTTGTTTTCTCCTTATCTGTTATTCATCGTAGGTCTACTCAGACCACAGCAAACCCACCATGAATAACAGCCCCCGAAGGGGCTGCGGAAGCATCGAAGGATTAGTTCGATGTCGTGAATTCGATCACCATCGCGGGACGCAGGAGCGCGTTCACGAAGTTGGATTCGGATTCGATGTCGATGCGCGTGCCGTTGGGTGCAGGCGTTTCGAACATGTAGACTTGTTCGCCCAGTGTGTTCACCAGACCGAAACGGTTGGCAGGGGAGAAGTAAGTCTTGAAGATGTCCGAGCCAGTGGGCACGAGATATGCCTTGTTGGCCGGGATCAGACGGTTGCCAGCCAGCGTGTCGCGCATTTCCACGAAACGTGTGCCGCCGTGGATGAACTCACGGTGCAGAGTGCCTGCGCCGCCGAGGCGTTGACGCAAGGGCTCTTGCGTGGACGTGTAGTACGTATACGCAGACTTAACGTTAGCGTGAGCGATCAGCTTGGCGAAGAACTCAGGCGATGTGAGGACCACAGTACCCGAGAAGCTTGCGCCGCCCGTGTTGTCCTGCATGTGCGCCAGACCCTGTTCGATACAGGCAATGATGTCCGTCGTGCTGGTGCCGAGGGTGAAGTCCACCGACAGGCGCGTCACGCCGAACTCAGTGTTCCAGTCCTGCGTCACAGTGCCCGAAGGAGCGTACACCGTGCCAGCCGTGATAACTTGAGCACGTGCCACTTCCAACGTCCATGCGTGGTTCTGGCGGATGCGCTCCATCTTGCGAGTACGCACGGCTTCCAGCGTTTCCGCTTCCGAGGCGCTGCCATAAGCACGCTTGCCTTGAATGTCTTGCGGGCTGATGTAGTCGTCATACGGGAAGTGGGGCACGGCGAAGACGTGCAGCTTGCGGCTGGCGTCCTTACCTTGCGTTGCACGATCACCACGCACGCGGTCCACGATCAGAGCACCGTCACGAGTGATTTCCTCAAACGTCACGGTGTGTTCAGCCACCGATTCGGTAGCGAAGATGCCAAGTTGGCCGATGGTGCCCCACTGGTTGGGGACCACGTTGATTTCTTCAGTCCAGTCAGTGACTTCGAAACCGTTGCCGAAACTACGGATAATCATTTGTTGTTTCCTTTTTGGGTTAGGTTACTGCTTTGAATTAGGCAGCGGATTCGCACAGGATGCCAAGCGCCTTAAGGGCGTCGTACACAGCTTGCTTCTCTGCATCGAGGTTCGTGCCAGCACCCATCGTGAGAGCGTCTTTCGACACGATCACCGGGCCGCGAGTGAGAACCAACACCTTCGTGTCAGTGGCGTTCGCCAGAGTGATGTCACCCGAGAGGCCAGCCGAATCGGCAATCAGCACAGCGGCAGCGTTTTGCGAACCATCGGCTGCAGCGGCGTCTTGCACCTTATATTTGCCAGTAGCAGTGACCTTGCCGAGCACCGTACCGACCTTGAGGGTCTGAGCAGCGTCGTTCACAGTCACAACATCGCGGCAGTAGCCCAGTTGCGGTTCATATTCGTGCTTCACAACGGCGCTGAAGCGAGTGGAGTCAGTTGCAATGACAGTCATTTTCTTTCCTTGTTTGCTTGTGACGCTTACTTAGCGTCGGTTCCTTTGTACTTTTCACGCAGGAGTTTCATTTCCTTCGATTCGGTACGGGCAGGGTTCGTGGCATCGACTTGACCGTCAACACCGACTTCCGTGAAAAGAGCAGAGGTTGCCTCAGCAGCAGCCTTACCCGTGAGAGCCGAAGCCACAGCTTGGAAAGCTGCGTCGTCAAGACCCTCAGTGGCAGCGAGGAACGATTCAGCTTTCGCATCACCGATCACGTCCACCACAGCCGCTTTGCGAGCGGTCATTTTGCGTGCGTGGGCTTCTGCTTCCGCAGCGGCCTTTGCAGCATTCGTAGCATCAACGGCAGCTTGTGCAGTTGCGAGTTGTTCATTCGCAGCCGTGAGCTTGGCGTTGGTTTCGTCCAGCAGTTCGGTCGCGGCCTTCAGGTCAGCAGCGAGCGAGTCGTGCGCGGCCTTAAGCGTACCGAAATCGGACAGGAGTTGTTTAAATTCTTCGGTATCAGTGACGCTCACAGCGAGCGACACAGCATCCGAAGCGTCTGCTTGCGGGGCCGCGTCTTGAGTGACTCCCAGCTTCTTTTTCAGTGCATCCAGCATTTACAGTCCTTGTGTCTGAGTTGCGATGTAGTCGATAAACTCTGCACGAGTCATCACCTTGTTAACCAGACCCAGCTTCAAGGCTTCTTCCGCCATGAACATCTTTGCCTGTGTGCCGCGCACGTCTTCTTCAGACATGCCCGTGTTTTTGGACACGTGAGCGACAAATTGCGCGTACATCGCATCCACCTTTGCCTGCAATCCGGCAAGGAAGTCAGGCTTCCACTCACCGTCTGCATCGAAGGGAATCTTCGACTCGCCTGCCGAAATGAAGGTACGTGTGTAGCCATTCATTTCCAGCGCCTTGCTGTTGTTCACGAGAGCGATCAGCACACCGATGGAGCCCGTTTCCGCCGCAGGGTTGGAGATAACTTCGTCAGCCGCACATGCTAGAGCGTAGCAGGCAGAGGCCGTGACACCATCGTTGTAGGCGATCCAACGAACGCCAGCTTCGTCGCACATCTTACGAAGTTCGTCGGCTGTTTCAAAGGCACCGTAGCCCTCGCCACCACCACTGTCACAGTCCATGACGATAAGCTTCACGCCCATGTCAATCAGTTCGCTCGCGTCAGCCAGAAGTTGTTCGTAGCTCGTACCAACTGCACCGCACATGCCCATGACAGGCTTGTAGGTAAGGGCTCCGTGCACGTTCAGCAGGCCGACCTTGCCGGTAGCTTGCGGCTTCGGGGTGACATACTCAACACCCTCTTCGTCGCCCATGAGGATGATCCCCATGTTGCGGCTGTCAAGGTAGTGCGAGATTGCAGCGAAGCCTGCATCGCTAATCAGGTGCGGACGGGAGTAGATAGACTCCGTGAGCCGCAGTAGTTTGTTCTTGTTGCTCATTTTTCGGTCCTTCCCTAAGCAGCGTTCTCGTTGTTTCCAGCGGAGCTATCCTTACCGGAACCCTTACCGCCGATCTTGGCCGTACCGTTTCCAGAGCGGCCAACTTCCATGCCCTTTCCGCTATTCGAGGAAGCGCCCGTAAGCTTTTCCTTGTCAACGGGAGCGTCATCAGGCAGCGGCTCGATACCAGCCACTTCACGAATCTTGTTCAGCCAAGGCCGATCAATTTCAACCAGACCCACGGAGGCAACGCGCTGCACCAGCTTGGAAAATTCTTCCATGCTGACTTCTTCGATATCTCCAGCCTTGAACTTCGGCAGTTCTTCGTCTGTCCAGCCGTTAAGGGCGAACAGTTGCGGAACCAAGTCCGTATTCAACACTTCGGCAATCTCCCCGAGTCGGTGACTCAGGGCAAGCGTCAACATGTTGGTTTTGCTATCCGCAAGACTGAAGGAACCCCCCTCGTCTTGTCCCATGGCGATGACATCAACGCACAGGGCTTGCAGAATCTCCATCCGATAGCGTTGGATAACCGCGTCTAGGTTTACGCCCGAACCCTTACGCTCAAGCAGAGACACTTTGAACAGTTCAAGCTTACTCTCGGGGTCTGCCATCTTAGGGAAGACCAGACCACGTTGCTCACCATTAGCGAGGTTATCAACGATACGCTTGCACATGTCATACACAGCCTTATCTTCCGGGGAAGCGTTCGGGTCCATGTACTTAGGCGGAATCTCGATTAACGGGATGCCCGCGAGGTCTTTAGCGATGCTAAGCAGTTCTTGGTCCTGCAGCAGTTCCAGTCGCTTGTAAGCGAGATAGATCGGCTTCAGGAGGCTTCGCCCTTGCGGATTGCCCTTTGTCGCGTCAGCCGTGAAAAGCAAAAACTTCACACGGGGAATTTCAATCACGCCGTTTTCGTTCGTGACAAGATTCTTGTATCGGAACGAATTTTCAAGATTGACTGTTGACTGTCCAATTGCCATCAGATCACGGCCATCGTCAGAGAAAATCCAGTCCTTGATTGTGTCTTGGCCCCGTGGTGCGAGCTTGCGCAAACCCACCAGACCATCGTTATATTTGCTACCATTGTTGCGCAGGCGACGACGGAACACCTTTTCCTGCACCGAATGCCCGTACTCCAGATACGTTAGCACTTCACTGATAAACGAACCCCAGCTACCTTCCATATCATGCATACATTGCTGCACGAATTTGGCGCGGGCTTTTTGATCATCCGTGGCGTTCTCGGGAGGTTCCACAGTCCACTTCACACGGGAAATCAACATCCGGTAGACATTGAATGCGGCGGCAACCGTAGGGTTAGCCCGCATTTCCGAGACTGTCTTTAGGAAGGCCGGGAATTGGAAAACGCGGTTGGCTTCTTCTAAGATTTGTTTATTTGTAACTCTGAGCCCGGAGAAGCCTTGCTCGCTGAAGCGCACGCGGGGCAGGGAGGCGTCGGAGTCGGCTGAAAGACCAGCCGAATTGTCTGTGCTGTCTTCAGCCATCTTTCGCTCCTATTTTCTTAATACGCGGATTGTAGCATAAAAACAACTAACTGTCAAGGGTTTTTAACTACTTTCTTGACAATTTTTGAATATTTGCTATTTAGAGAGCCTTGGAAGCGGACTTGCTTGGCTCATATCAGGGATACGGAACGTAGGAAGCACCACTTGCTTGCAAAGCTGGTTGAACGCATCGGACGTGGCGTCCACCATGTCATCGTGTTGATTTCGCTCGCCAGTGAAGGTTTCCAGTTCGGTAAAGTATTCATCGTTCCACTCTCCACGGACACAACGCACAAGACCGGCCTCGCACATAGCAGCGAAAGGCAGGAAGCGTTGTACCTTGCCAGAGTGCCCTGACATCGTGACGGAGCGTACAATAAAGCCACGCTCTGCCAAATATCTTACGAAGAAGGTATTAGCTGCCTTGCCACCAGCACCTGCATCCCGAGGAATGGTCAGCGGCACGTCCATGCCGTCTTCCGTGCCTGTTGCAGCAATATCCGTCAGCACGCCGTCCGTCAATTTGCGGAAGCGTTTTACATGCTCGATGTAGTAGATGCCGTTTTTATCGCGAGATAAGAGGACGCCCGCCGTGTAGTCAGGATCGGGATTCACTTCTGATGGCACGGATGCCGCCAAGTCCCATGACCGTACACGTGTAGCATCCACCGGGGGCGCACCGACGATTGGCACCCAAGCACGTTGAAAGTAGCTGGAGCCTTCCACCACAGCAGTCCACGAGCCGTGCAGGAATCTAAGTTGGGCCACGCGAGTTTGCGCAAGCAGGTTGGCGAGATAACTTGGGTTGTTTTTCAGCAGGACGGGGTTGTCATAAACCGTCATAGGGATAAAACGGAAAGACATCGGAATGAAGTCTTTTCCTAATTTGTATCCTGCTCCATGCTCTGCGTACAATGCCTCTGGTGACTCCCCCCACTTCACCTTACCCGTCAGAATAACGAACCAGCGCGTGATGTTTTCTGTGCCAGACACCGGAACGCCAGTAGTCTTATCGAGACACCACTCAACCCACGAATACAGCCACGATTGGCGGCTGGGGTTGCACGTAATGGTGACACTGAGTTTGCCCTTGTAGCGTGCACCGCGAAGACGACCAATCAAGGCAAGGATGTCTTCCATCTGAAATTCAGCGCCTTCGTCCACGATGATGTTCGTAGCCTGCCAGCCTTGCACGTCTTTGCGATCAGCGGGCATAGCTACGAATTTAATAACAGCGCCGTTCGGAAACACCCATTCCAATGGTTGGACTCTCCATTCAGCCCCAAAATGCGGGTAAATATGCTTAGCCTCATCCACCAGCCCGCCAATAGCCTTAATCAGCGGGTAGGTAAGACGGACAATAAGAACTTTAGCGTTAGGGTCTTGGCAATATTTAAGCGCCTTCAATAGCGCCATGTAAGACTTCCCTCCCCCCGCTCCACCGCCTACTAACAACACATCTGTTTCATCGTCCGTAAGGACTAGACGCTGCTTTTCGCTACAGGGCCGGGTGTCGAATTGTTCTTCGGACATGTTGCCCTCCTGTTTTGTTTCTTCCAACGACAAAAGCCCAAGCCTCCACTGAAGGCTTAGGCATTGAGCTTTTGCGACCCCGTGCCACGCTACAAACATGCTCCGGGGTGTTGGCTGGTCATTGCTACCAGCCCTCTCCACAATTAGTCCCCGCTGTTGTTTCTGCACGCATACGGGCCGCGTGTGCCGTTTGTTTAGACAGGACGCGCTCCTGTTCTTCCCATCCCACGAGAATCGAATTAGTGCTGGGTTATCGCCAGCGAGAATTCCCTACAGCCTAGCGTCCTAGACCTTCACACGTAAATCCGTGATGTCGCACTCCCCACAGTGGAGAGCCCTGTCATTTCAGACCGAGACAGGTTTGACGGGATACTCTTTATGTTCGTCCCGCTTACCATCCATGCGGGTCTGCTGTTTCGTCGCAGAGGTATTTTCTCGCTTCACAGCGGTACTCGTTTTTAACGTCCCCAAGGTAGGTGATAGTTTTCGCCCACAGCCAAATGTGTAAGGGCTGTGTCGCGGGCTATGCCCTAGAAGCGAAAATTGCTTGTGGTTTGTCGTAGCCCCTGAAAGGAGGAAAGGCAGGGCAGGCATGGTTCACCCACGCTTCTCAATGCATACGCATGTACCTGAAGCCCTACGAGGTTGATCGCTGTAGGCGACATCAGGCCGACTCACTCAGTAGCTCTTACCGTCTGCGTATCGTTGACGGCGAGAGTGTCTTCCGTTCCCCTTGTTCTTCGCTTTGTATGTTGGCGTTTGACTGTGGCAGTTTGGACACAAGCAAAGGTTGGAAGGCTGATTGTTGGACGAGTTACCGTCCTTGTGTTCTAATTCCAATGTCAGTGGTTTTTCGCACCACTCTGACAAGCCGCAGCACGAACACTTGTAGCCGTCACGCCGGATAACTGCCTTCTTGGCAGAACGCGGGTCTGTAAGCGTTGTCTCACCAGCTAAGAACTTCTCATACTTCTTGCGAAAAGAGAACTCGTGCTGACACGATATGCTGCAATAGCTGTTTCTCGATAGCGACGTTGGTTCGCCGCAAGTACGGCAACCCGACATCTACTTTCTTTCTTTTGGTGCCGCAGAAAGGAATCGAACCCTTGACCCACTGATTACAAATCAGTTGCTCTGCCAACTGAGCTACTACGGCGTGGCTCCCCAGCATGGTATCGAACCACGGACCTAGCGGTTAACATCCGCTCGCTCTGCCTCTGAGCTACTAGGGAAAATAAGGCAAGCAACCGAAGTTGCCGCGTCTGCCAGCCGGAAGCTAGCAGGGATGTTCTGGTACACCTACAGGGAGTCGAACCCATGATTGACCGCTCGAAAGGCGATTGTCCTAACCGTTAGACGATAGGTGCATGACAAGGTGTTTACGTGCCCTCGATACTCACGACACGAAGCTATTTTCCCTGACGGACTTACGTGTGTACTAGCGCCTTGGCAAACGGGGTGGGATTCAAACTCACAACGCACGGATTTGGAGCCCGGCCCTTTATCAGTTAAGTGTACCCGCCTGTATTCTTGGCCCCTGTGACGCGGGGCCGTGCGACCTGTTTATGACTCTTGGTAGCAGGCTACCGCAGGGCTGTTAGATTTAAGCCCATAGCTTCCGCTTAGATTCTGGTCCGTCTAGCACGATTCGAACATGCGACCCTCTGGCCCCTAACCAGTAGCTCTGCCGGGCTGAGCTATAGACGGCAAATGGTAGCAACGCCTTGGAGTCGAACCAAGCACCTTCGCCTTATGAGGGCGCTGCTCTAACCGCTGAGCTAGCCTGCTATGTTTGTACGAGCCTTTCACTCGATAGGACGGCCTTGGACAAGGTGCCATCTACCTTACCGGGGCGCGACCCCAGCGTCGTTTCGCACTACGGCTCTTACGTCCGCCAAGCTCCGTGCCAGAGCGATGAATATGGGGAAGCCTCGCACTACCTCGGACGTTCCACGCGCGGTATACGTCTAACTTAAACTCTGGTGGACCTGACAGGACTTGAACCTGCAACCTTCTGCATGCAAAGCAGTTGCTCTCCCATTTGAGCTACAAGCCCTGCGTTGTTTCCATACTTCGTATTGTACAGGTTTTACGCAGCTTGTCAACTGTTTTACAGCTTATCTGCCGCAATGAACAACGCATCGAGTGTTGCATCATCCAGTCCGAGTGGTCCTGCGAGCATGGCAATGAGAGGATTGCTACGCTCCACAGCCGAAGACTTCTCCCACGTAATTTGGGCCGACATGCGTTGCGTCACGTCCGGGATAGCTGCGATAGCTGCGTCCACGGCATCCAGCTTGCCAGCCGCCAAGAGGGCGAGTTGGGCTTGCCGCATAGTGACACGCTGAGGCACACCATTCACCGTCGCGGGCACTTCGTATTTGTCTCTAAGTGCCTGAATCTCAGTCTGTGCACTGGTCAAGGCACCATTGGCAGTATTAAGGTCTGCTTGCAGTTGCGCAATCTGAGCGTCCTTGTCACTCAGGCTTGCGAGGGCTGCGAGATTGATGGCGTTGCCAATGTCCCCGAGGGCTGTAGCGTCCTGCACACTGACTCCGCGAGGGGAGAGAATGCGGCTAGAGATTTCCACGCCATCACTTTGAATTGCTTCACGTTCCGAGACATGAACGCCTTGGACGTTTGTGCCATCATCGGTTAATCGGACGAAAAACTCGTTCAGTGTTTTGGTTTGTGTCAGTGCCATATGATTAGCCTACTTTCCAGTTTGTCCCGTCAGAGTAGACGGGGGTTGATACGGTGCCACCACCGGACACAGTTGCGCCGAATGTTGGTGCGGATGCGTCAGAAACGTGGGAACGTGCGCCGTTACCAGCCGTGGAAGCACTAGGTAGTGTAGCCACCGTAAAGACTTGCGGCTTCAGGTTGCGAAGTTTCAAATCCGCGAACGATCCTGCAGAACCATTGTTGACTTCAAGCACATTAGAGGCACTCCACGACAGTCCTGCGGTGAGCGTCAGCGACGTTTGTGCACCGTCCGTCCACTTGAGGCCGTGCCCTGTGCTGCCCGCTAAAATAGGCCCGGACGTTCCAAACGCGAAGCGGTCGGAGCCGTTGACGTATACGAAAATTCGCCCAGAGTCCGACGCAGCGTTATAGCGCAAACCGGAGTTGCTGCCAAAAAATCTGAAACCCGGCGCTGATGAGCTATCATTAGCAACAAACTGTGCGGAATACAACTTGCCAGTTGTATCGTCAAAGCTGAGTGCTGCATCAGCGAAGAATGCACCAGCCTTGTTGTACTGGACTTGCGTGGTAGCACCAGCCGGTGTGGCAGCGACAGCGATGTTACCAGCACCGAGAACGGAATTCCCATTGACGGTCTTAATGTTCGTTCCAGACACCAGCGTATCTTGCTTGGCATTCAATGCGGCTTGTTGAGCCGTCGAAACTGGCTTGCTGGCATCACTGGTGTTATCAACGTTTCCAAGGCCCACATCAACCTTGCCGAGCGTCACTGCGCCAGTCTTCCCAGCTACGGATTGCACGGGAGCCGCAGAAGCAGCCTCGGACGCTGTTGTGTACTGCGGGTGTGGGTCAAGGGCTGCTTCATGAGCAGCTACGGCGGCTGTAGCTGCTCCCACTGCATCTTTGCCATCGAGGGCAGCCTGCTGAGCTGTGGAAATGGGCTTCTCTGCGTCACTCGTGTTGTCTACACTACCAAGCCCCACACTGGCCTTGGTGAGCCCCGCAACAGCGGCAGCGGCTGTCCCTGCAGCTTCCTTTCCATCGAGTTCGGCTTGTAACCCAGTAACGTCCGCAATCTGGTGCGTGTGGGCGCTAGGAGGAAACGTAGCGGGCTTACCCTGCAACGTGTCCCACGTGGCACCCCCGAGAGAATCCAGCCATTCTTGCTCAGTGCCCACAAAACCATTATCGACAGCAACGTCATATGCACTCTTGGCAACGCCCTGCGGGCCGGGGCTAGCCACTTCAATGACCGCAGGTTGAACTTCCCGCACCACGAGTGTAGTATCAGTCATCGCGTCACTTCCTTCGTTACTAACACGCTTCCGGCGATGAGACGAACAACATCCCCACCTGACATCACGATTTCAAGATCATACACCCCGTACTCCCAAGTAAACCCACTGGTTGTCACGTCGTCTAAGACAAGAGAAATGGTGCCATCAGCACCGCCAAGGGTGATGCTGCCATCTTCAGTCGTAAGGGAAGCCAGCACCGTGTTGGAGCTAGCCGTGCTTCTGACTTGCATTCTGGCTGCGCAACCTGTCAAGTCTACCGGGCTTAGCGGGTTTCCCGCCTTCCAAACCAAAGACTGCCGGAATGTCTCTCCTTGGTTGATTGTGATGTTGACGGCTGCTACCATCTTTCTTCCTTTTGTCTTTTTAGACTTGACGCACGTTGTCGAAGTCCAGCTTCGGCCCCGGCAAGGTGTTCGTGGGCTTGCCGCCTTCGCCTAAGGGGATGGGTTGACCCTTTGCCCCACCCAGCTTCGCTTGGGCTATCAGCCGTGCCATGTTGTCATCGTTGATTTGCTTGTTTGCAGCCAGCACAAAGGTCAGAATTCTCTCTGCCGCTTGCTGACGCCGCAGGCTATCCGCCTTCTCGTCTTCTAGCACGGAAGTCAGGAAGTCAACTGCCTTCTTCGATGCCTTGTCCAATGCCTTTGCCAGCTTTGTCAGTTCATGCTCGTCCTTCAGGAACGTAATCACGGCTGTGGTAGTGCTGTCTGCGTTCGGCACGGTAACTTCTGTTTGACTCACTCTAACCTCCTTACTTGCACAGTTAAAGTCTCTAGTGTAGCACATAAACAACAGTTGTCAAGCGGTAAGCTTGATTCCTAGGTTGTTTGCTATGCTTAAGCATACGCTACAGCAGGGCTAGGCCACTATTTACTAACCAAACTGACAATCCAGAGAACTGCTGTAGCGTATGCTTAAGCAGGCTGAAGCAGATGTTTCAGTAAGCTTCTTGTTAGAAGCTAGGTTAGAAGTAATGGTGGGCTTAGTTGTACGCTGAAGCATACGGCTGCAGCAGATGCTTAAGCAGGGGCTTAGTTGTGCGGTGCTGAAACGTCATTATACAGGGCTGAAAAATCGTGTCAAGGCCGTTCGTCGGTGTAGGGGTATTATGTTGTTTTCATACAACATATGGTTCGTTGCTTGACTTGTAGGACTACTCCGACTACAATCATAGGTAGCTAGAAAGGAGCTAAGCAATTGAACGTATACTGGAGAAACAGCAGAGGCACTCTGTCACAGGCTGAAGTGGCAACGTCAGACCACTTTGAGGGCATTTTGGAAGTCAAGGAGTTCCTTGTTCAGAGCGGCGAAGGCTACAACGAACCCGTGCTAGCCGTCATTCGTGGAGGCAAAGCATGAGCCCCTACCGCGACGATGAGGACGATACCAACCCCCAACCCGATTATGACCGCTTGCAAGAGTGGTTTGAAACCAAAGAAGGAGAGAATGAATGAGCGAAGCAAAAACGCTGGTGGATCACAACTACACGGGCATCATCCGCCAATTCCAAGCCCATGTGCAGCACGGCTGGGAAATCGACCCCAGCAACCCGCCCGACATCTGGGGCGTCGCCTATGAAGTGCACATCGTCCGCAACGACAAGACGTTGGCCGCAATGGCAAGCCGGGTGCCGGGTGCTGAACCGAAGATGTCCCGCGAGGAAACTCTACGCATTGCACGAGAAGCCAAGGCTGCCAAGCGGGCGCAAACGGGGCAGGCAAATGGGGATTGACCCCACCGAAAACCTGCCGAATGGCCTTGCGGGCATTGATCGAGTTCTGGCGGACCTCGATAACGGCAAGGAACTTAACATGCTCATGGTGCGCAACTTGCTCGTGGCTTGCCGGGATGCACTTAGGGAACTTGGCAACCACTGTAAGGAGCTTGACATTAGCCTTACGGCGGCTGTTACAGGGGAGTTACCCGAGCGATATACGCTGAATCAGCTTCTTTTGGCGCGGAGGGCTAAAGCGTACATAAACTGGCTGAATACGACGAAAGATGTGCGTGATAAAAGTCGCCCAGAAGGCAGTAACGATGCGATGATTCCACCTAGCAAGCGTAGTTAGGTTGACTTTCTATGGTTATCCTGTACAATGGTTTAGAAAGATGGTAAGCGGTTTGCCATCTATATAACCAATAAAGCATAAGGGGTGATGCTTCATGCGCCATAAGGCACGGGACAACCGTAGGAAAGAACAAAGACAAGAACAAGAGCGGGCTATAAAAGACAAGTTTCAAGACATTCGCCGCGAACAGGTAGCCGCCCAAGCCATCACACCCCTAAACGACCGCCAAGCGGAGTACATGAATGCCATTCGCACCAAAGACCTTGTGATCGCCACGGGGTACGCGGGCACGTCAAAGACGTTCGTGGCAACCTGCATGGCCGCTGACGCCTTCCGGTTGAACGAGTGCAAGCGCATTGTGCTAGCCCGGCCCGCCGTATCAAATTCCCAAAGCCTCGGATTCTTTTCTGGTGATGCCAATGAGAAGATGACGAATTGGCTCATGCCCATGCTGTCGGTGCTTTACAAGCGCCTCGGCAAAGCTGTGGTGGACATCGCCATCATGGAAGGCAACATCGTTCTCCAACCCCTTGAAACGATCAAGGGCATGAGCTTCGGGAAAGATACGTGGGTTATCGCAGACGAAGTGCAGGACTGTGAAATCGAGGAAATCAAGAGCATTGCTACCCGCTCCGGTGGATGCAAGATGATCTTGTGCGGGGACATTCGCCAGTCAGCCCTTGCTGGTGACAGCGGACTGCGCATCTTCGCCGACATCGTTGCGAACAACCACCGTCTGCAGGAAAGTGTGGCACTTATTGATTTTGACGAGCACGAGCACATCGTGCGAAGTCGCCTGTGCCGTGAGTTGATTATAGCCTTCGATAAGTCAGGCTACTAAGGGAGTGAAGTAATAATGTACGATTACAAACGGCCTATTCGTCGTAATGACGATGAAGACGATGAAGACGAGGGCACTGGCCCGAAGCCCTTCAAAATCAAGTTCGCTCCGGTTGCGACGGCATACAAAGCGTTTGTGAACCAACCGTTTGCTGATTCACGTCAATTCGAAGACCTTGTGGAAGTGCTGGACGTAGCTGGTCCCAACGATGTTGTTGAAATCAAGCTTACCACTCCGGGCGGTTCTTTGCAAGCCGTGCTTCCTGTGCTAGCTGCTATAGACGCTACGAACGCCTCTGTGTTCGTGCACGCTGTGTCGGACGTGGCAAGCGCCGGAACGTTCCTTTTGATGATGGCGGATGACGTGTACATCAACCCGCATGTCACCATCATGTTCCATCAGGTGACGTTCGGAGCCTTCGGACAGGGTAACCACGTTGAAGACCGTGTGCAACACGTGCAAGGCGCTTCCAAGGCGTTGCTTTCGCAGATGTATGACGGCTTTTTCAACCCTGAAGAGTTGGCTGCTATGTTCAATGGCAAAGAGTTCTGGATGGGAAAGGAAGAATTCGACAGGCGATATGCCGCTCGCACAGCCTATCGAGAGGCTGCTATGGCAGCTTCGATAGTGGAAGAACCTCCGAAACGACAACGTAAGAAAGCTTGACGATGAGCCTACTGCTTCGGCGGTAGGCTTTTTTTTTGCTTAAGCCTTGCTTTCCTTACTTGCTGTGGTATGATGCACGCATTGGGCGGGTGAAGCTGGGACAAGTGCACATGGCGGGTTCGATTCCCGTCCCGTCCACCAACATTGAAAAGGAGAGACACTATGGCGAAAGCACACACTGAAATCATCCGAAGGGTTTGGCTGGAGGGCGAACCGGGCGGGGAGTTGACCATCGGCCCAGACTGCGACGGGCTTGGCATGGTCCGACTGCACACTGAAGGCAAGAAGGCTGAAGAATACTTCAGCAAGATTGATCTTGTGCTGGACCCTGAAGTGGCCCGGCAAGTTGGACTGGCCTTGATCGCTGCTGCAGAAGAGGTCAACTGAAATGGATTGGTTCACGAGTGACCTCCATTTCGGCCATAGGCTGATGATTGACACGGAGCGATATGACAGCCCACATCGTGTCCGTGCAAGCGTGGAAGCACACGACGCTGCGATCATTGACGGACTCAATAGGTGCGTGAAGCCGGAAGATACCCTCTACATCATTGGCGACTTCAGCTTTCACAAGCCTGAAGCTACGGCGGACATCCTCGCATCCATCCGTGGTAGGAAGGTACTTGTGAAGGGCAACCACGACCACCGCACGAAGAACGCTGAAGGGGCTTTGCTGCCCACGCAGGTGAGGATTTACCTGACGGAGTTCCACCACTATCTGGAGCGCACGTTCACCATCAATCCTGAGGGACCGGGACAGCTTGTGTGCATGTTCCACTTCCCGATCATGCACTGGCATAAGCAGCACTACGGCTCGTGGCACCTTCACGGGCATTTGCACGGCAACCCTTCTGGCGTGCCCGGCAAGGCGCTTGACGTGGGCTGGGATGCTCATGGCAAGCCGCTGAACATCATGGAGATTAAGGCGCTTATGGACAAGCTCCCTGCGCGTGCCAACCACCATGAACCGCAGGTTGATTACAAAAAACTTTTGAAGTGGTACATCAACCACGTTGGGGAGTGCGAGGGCGTGAGCTTCCTGAGCGACGTTGGCACGAAGTGGGGTAACACAGACCCTCTGACGGATGCTGAGAAGGCTGCGTTGCTGGAGGCTGCGCAAAATCAAACACCAATCTTTTCCAAGGTCACTACGTATATCCCGTAGTGCTCGGCCTCATCGGGTTCTTGCCCGCGCACGTACTCAAGAAACCGTTTGGCGTCTTCTACACCGCCCTGTTGAATCTCATTGCCGAAGGCGTAAATGCACAGTGGGCTATCCGGCTTCTCGGGATACCGGGCAATGTGTTCGCCATCATCCCCGTGGGGTCTTCAAAGAATCCCCGCGTGGAGCAGGCTAGGCTGTGGGACGAGCTAGATAGAGAGACGGACCCTTACTTCTTTGAGTTCGTAGTGCTTCACAACGAGAGGCCGGATGCAGACCATGATGGTCCTAAGTGGTGGAAGCCCTGCGGAGATTGGCTGGAGTTTGATCTTACGCCTGACCAATACAGCGACCTAATGAAATAGCAACACAACGAAAAGGAAACAAATGAGCAATAACCAACTCCCCGCACAGCCTAGCAACATCCTCGATGGCTTGCTGAAAATGCCCGCACCAAAAACCGCGTCGTTCACCTTCATTTGCGAAAATGCCGCGTTCAAGGACGAGGGATTCGTTCCTTCCATCACTGCAAGCCAATACCAACGCATCAAAGCTATCCTTAGCGAGCAGGGCAAGCCCGAAATCATTCTTCCGGGTCAAGACCGTGCCTAAGCCGACGAACGAGCCCACGCTGCAGGAGAAGTACGATTGGCTGTGTGCCAAGTTCTACGTGCACAACATCTGTGCATGGGAAAACGATGGCCTGCTTGCTGTCCGCTCTAGCACGTCTATGTACTTCCAATTTTCTCCGCAAGAGCCCTTGCCTATGAGCGTTGACCGTGCTATCGTCTTCGCTATGCAAGAAGAAACCAACAAACGAAAGGAAACTACCACATGCTGAAACCAAATCAACTTCAAAGCCTCATCGCCCGCAACAGCAGGGATATTGCATCCGTCTACCGGGAAATCCATGCCACGGCTGCGATGCTGTCCCCTTACAAGGACCACTACGAACTGGTGGATGGCAGCCACAGCCTCTACTACAAGGTGACGCCTGATGAATACAACAAGCCCTTCTATGCTATTTTGTCCAAGCTCCAGTCGAAGCGCAAGCAATTGGAAGACCTTCAGCGTTCGCTCAAGCGTGAACTGAGGTCAGCGCAGCGCGTTGTGCGTGCTGCGAAAATCGTTGCTGCGGCTGGCATCGACAAAATGCTCGTTGCGGACCTCTCGCATCAGACCTACGTGAACGAAAACGGCAAGATGTTCTGATGAAACTGATCGTCGCAGGGAGCCGCAGCATCAAAGACTACGGCATCGTGCGGCAGGCAATCATTGACAGTGGACTTTGGGCCTTGCACTCTGCCTCGCTGGAGATTGTTTCTGGCTGTGCTGGGACCGCAAGGGCAAACCGTACAACGCTGCAGCGGGGCACTGGCGCAACGGAGATATGGCAAGATTTGCTAATGCTCTGGTGGCGGTGTGGGACGGGCACAGTAACGGTACAAGGGACATGATCGAGCAAGCCTACCGGCACAGCCTGTTTGTCTACGTGCATAACCTGAAGGAGAAAAGATGAATTGGTTTGTGATGTTGAACATGGCGAACGGCTGGATTACTCCGTTGGTGGACGACAATGGGGTGGCGATGTTCGAAACCTACCAAGAAGCTAAGAAAGCAGCCCATGATAACCTACTCGGGCGTGCTTACGGAGCTATTGTATTTAACACGTTAGATGATGGGCACGACGTATGAGCAACGAAAAATGGGATAAGCGGTTTCTGGACCTTGCTGTGCTAGTGGCATCGTGGTCCAAAGACCCTAGCACGCAAACCGGGGCTGTGATCGTCACTGCCGACCGTAAGGGTGTCTTCATCGGCTACAACGGCTTCCCGCGTCCGATGTTTGACATGGAGCACCTGTACGCAGACCGCGAGCAAAAGTACAGCCGCATCATCCACTGCGAAATGAACGCACTGCTGCAGGCTGGTCCTGCCGCTGAAGGAGCTACGCTGTACACGTGGCCGTTTGCTTCCTGTGATCGTTGTTTCGTACACATGGCACAAGGCGGCATCAAACGCTTCGTCGCGCCGAGGCTGACGGGGGAGCGGGCCGAACGGTGGGAGCCCTCTCTGCGCAAGACGCGGATGTATTCCGTGGAAATGGGCCTGCAACTGGATGAGATTGAGTATGAGCCTCAAGTCAAGGTGGACGTTGCTGGCGTGCAGGAAAACCAGAGGGCATGGGACAAGTACCAAGCCTCTCGCAACATCATCTTAGGTGGAAAGTGAGAAACAATGAATCTACGCGATGAATTCGAAATCGATTGCTTGTTCGGTATGCCGGGGCTCCCGGCTAGGCCGGGCATGCTGAAAAAGGGTGTTGAAGGCAAGTACAGGAAGGACGTGGAAGTGGTGTTTCAGACGTGGGCTCGTGGGCATAGGTCTTGCACCGTGGATGTTCGCAACTTCTTCCGTCGCACGTGGCCTGATACTGATCCCGTGCCCGCAGCCATTCTCCGTGTCCTGCAAGAAGAAGGGTTGGCATCGAAATGAGTCTCAGAGCCCTACGCAAGCTGCGTACAGCAATGCACGGCTACCCGGACACAGTTAAGTTTCCGGTGAAGGACAAAGGCTACGACCCTTTTACCGGGCAGTGCTGGAAGCCGCGTAAACGGCCCATCGCGTGGTGTCGCATCACAACGTGGCATGCAAAGGCATGGAGGAAGCTGCAAAAGGTGTACGTGAATGAACGTTTCGGCCTCGTTTCCGACATCTTCTGGAGGATCAAGACATGAGCATCACCGTCCGCGACCTCGTTTCGTGCACACCACGAATCAACGGCTGCACCGCCGACGAGCCCAACCTTCGGGACATCCTTATTAGCTACTATTTGTCTTTCTTCACCACGAACGAAGCAGAGAGACGGGCAGACCAATACCTGTATGCCCTGAAGAATCACTTGAACATGGCACGGAGGCTCGTGTGATGGCTCAGTCTCTGATGTCCCACAAAGCTTGCGTAGATTGCAAACACGCTGTAGTGCTGGATTGGTCGCAGATAGAGTGTATGCATCCTAAGACTGGGACACCCAACCTCGTTCATGGAGGGTTCAAATATTCCCCCGCTTCGATGATGCGTCATTCGTACCGTTGTGGACCCGATGGAAAACTGTGGGAGCCGAAGGAAGTTCCTGTTCCTGTGAGTTTCTTCAGACGGCTTTGGAGGAAGCAATGACCTTATGAAAAATATGCCCAAAGGCGGTTGGCCCACTCACTACTCCGCTGCAGCCCGTAGCTTTGGCCCTCAGCGGGACAAACGTGGTAGAATCGTCTGCAACTGTGGAGGCTATTGGTTTCCTCATCGCAAAGGCGGGGGAGCCTGCGACCATAGCAAGACGTGCATGGAGCACAGGATGAAACGCTATGGAGAGTGACGACGAACAGCTAGCCTGCAAACACTGCGGCAAACCCATCCTGCCGGGCGAGCCTTGGCACACTGTGTCGCAAATGCATTGGGAGTGCCACGAAGAAGCGTACCCTCCGTTGGACAAGTTGATTGCAAAGCTGGATGCGAAGTTCTACGGCCCCGATTACGTTCCTCCGAAGCCACGGAAGCGCCCATGCCGACCCGGCGACGGGCCGACAGCCCGCAAGCTTGCTAAGCGCCTTGCCGTTCTCGTGCGTGACAAGCTCGGGTACGATGTCCCTGAGGAAGACTTCTGGTTTTGGGTGCAGCCTCCCGAATATCGCGGCCCCCGCTGGGACTTGGCTGTGTGGGGCTGTCACGTCAAGAGCCCGGACATTCCGGGCGGGATGCTGATGCTCAACTCGTGGGACACGATGACCAACCTGCTGAAGGCGAAACACCTTGGCCTGACCCATGATGGCGGAATGGAATGGGGCGTGGGCGAGACGGCAGGCTAGCACGTAATAACCCTACAATCAGTGTGGAAATATAGGCCCGCTATGGCATCTGCTGTAGCGGGCTTTGCTGCATTTGAAGCTCAAACGAGCTACGAATGCTACTCCAATGTAGCTTTTCACAGGTTATCCACAGGAAGGAAGGGAGCAACGAAGTTATCCACAGGATGTCCACAGGCAAGCGGTAGCAGGCTTACGCTAGGCAGGAAAGAAGCAAAAATATAGCGGGAAGCCGCATAGATACTGGATAAGCTGTGGATAAGTTTCTACTTCGTAGGGGCAAATATCGAGCGAGGTTGAGAGGTTGGTTTAGTAGGGCGGCAAACGGCCCGGAATGCCCCAGCGGAGCCGATAAAGTATCGTTTAGGGCTCGTTTCAGGGCATCGGCAAGGGGTAGTGTACTCCTGTGGCCGCGCGAGCGTGTAGGGCCTCTAATCGCGTCCTGTGCCAGCCTACAAAACATCATTGGACCCTTTGCTGTTTTGATTTTTGGCCTATAATGGCCCCTTCGATCATTCATCGGAGGTGTTCCCATGCGTCCCGCATTCGCCTATTACCGTGTTTCCACTCGTGAGCAGGGTGACAGCCGCAACGGCCTAGAGGCACAGGCTAAGGCCGTCCAAGCATTCGCACAGGGGGCAGGCTACAGCCTGCAGGGTGAATCCGTAGAGGTCGCCAGTGGGGGCCTGCCCCTGCCCGGGCGTCCCATCCTGCAGCGGCTGCTATTCCAAGCCCGGCACGCTAAGGCTACGGTGCTGGTGGCGAAGCTTGACCGGCTGAGCCGCGATGTTGCGTTTATCAGCGGGCTCATGGCACAGGGCGTTAGGTTCGTGGTCGCGGAGTTAGGGGATGATGTTGACCCCTTCGTGCTTCACCTGTATGCAGCCCTAGCGGAGAAGGAAAGGCGTCTGATAGGTGAGCGTACCAAAGCGGGGCTTGCGGCCCTTAAGGCTCGCGGTGTGAAGCTTGGCAATCCGAAGAATCTAGCCTATGCGGGCTCCAGCGGGCGCGACGTACAGCGTAGGCAGGCTGATGATTTCGCGGCCCGTATGCGGCCCACCATCGAGCGTATGAGGGCTGCAGGGATGACTATCGCACAGGTGGCTAACGAGCTTAACGCTACGGGTGTACCGACAGCTAGGGGCGGGGCATGGGGAGCTACTACAGTAGCTAACATGCTTTCGCGCTGGAGGCAATAAGATCGTTTGCTGCTTTCGTTCGTTGTTGTTTTCTTACCACGGTTTGTAAGAATGTTGCGCTAGGGGGTGCTTTGACGCAAGATTCTTTCATTTCTACTGCGTTAATAGCAAGCACGCGCTGTGAATGGAACCAATCAAGCTTTTTACTGTCCCATTGGTCAGTAACAGCCCTAGCCCATGTCCAAAGAGTCAAGCTTATGTCTGTTTTTCAGACACTCCAGCCAACCCAGCCTGCTACTGTACGCCTTAACAGTGTACGTCCATACAGTATGCCTCTTCCCTGTATGTTTATACAGCTATTTCCTAGCCCCTTTTCTAGCAAATGTCGCCAGCCAATGCCCCAGCATTGCCCCAGCATTGCCCCATTCGGCGGCGCGTTTACGATATACGGCCACGGCGTTTTCATAATTCATGGATGCTGAAAATTGCCTAAAGGCTGACAACATCCTGACGGCTAGTAAGCTACCTAAGTCACTACGTAGTTTTCTGTTTTAGCCTTGCGAATCAATGCCTTAGCTCGTTTCAGCCTACCTGCATACGTAGTTTTACGTATCTTGACAAGGTGTTGTATTATTGGTACAATTCAGCCATTGAGGGGGGTCAGGGGGTGTAAGAGATGTAGAGGTAGAGGCAGAGGCTAAGGCAAGGCTTAAACATATGCTTAAGCATATAAGATGAGGCATAATCCCCCTGATACTGCATAAGAGAGTACATAAGGGGAGAGGATGAGACATCAGGCTAAAGCGTATAGCTTCAGCATCTTCCAATGGTGTTTGAATCCATCGTTAGATGGATGAGTCTAGGGAAACAATCCTTCTAAGAATCCTAGAAGAAAAGAGAATCTGAGCTTCCCTACGTGGGATGCTAGTAAAAGGGCCATACCGTAAGGGTATGGTCCTTTTGTCGTTTCTGCTCAGGGCTTTTGCCTAGCTTTCCTACGGGCTTCCCTGTCGGCCTTTTCCTCTTTGGCGTATTCCTTGAGAAACCATTCATTGAAATCGCGCAGTTGCTGAAAGGCTGTAGCGTAAGCCCGGCTTGCCTCTTGCCACTCTGGGGAGGCTTTCACGTTGTCAGGTGTCAGCCCCATAGGGCCTTTGGGAAACCCATTCGCTAGAATGGCCCCTGCGGCCTGCGTATCGGCCTCTAGGGCCTCTTTTCGGGCTTTGGCTATGGGGTAGGGTATCTTTGCCATGAAAAAGCCTCCTAGGGCGTTTAAAAGGGCCGTCAGCCCTTGCGCATACGTCTACGGCTTGCCTGCCCCACGTGGTAAGCATAGCCTTTAGGGGGTCCGGGCAGTTGAGGGGCTGCTTTGTACCGTGCAAGGGATTCAGCATCCAGCCGGGCAGATTCTGAAGATTCTGCAGATTCCCTAGCATCAATGGCTTCCCAGCGGGCGATGGCGCGGGCTTGAGACTCCGGGGAGCGGGTCAGGAATTCCGCGAGGTCTTCACGGGCTTCAATCATGGTGATTTGAGCGGGAGTGAGTTGCATGTCTATCTCCGGGTTTGCCTTGCGGCGTTGTTTGGCGATGGCTCTATTCTAACGGGCCAAAGTCGCATTATCGGACTAGGACAAACCCTAGTAGAGAAAAGACTTACAGGCTATTTCCTGCCCCACGGTACATTCCCCCACATCCAGCCCGGCTGTTCCCAATAGGGGCGCGGCTGTATCTCAGGGGCTCTAGTGCGTTCCCGGCAATCGGCTGAGGGGCTAGGACGGCTGGAGATTCTTTCCTCTGTCACTCTATCCCCATGCAGGCAGATTTCCTGCCGCTGTTGATTGGTCAGCCGGGTAAATGCGTCCTGACTGTGCAAGCCATAGCCTACGATGCGCCAGCTACGGCTCCGGTCGGACAGGTGCCAAGTTACGCGGACAGTTTCGTTCATCATGCGAGCCACTCCACTAAGTCAGGGTTAGACGCCTAAGCGTTTGGCGATGTTATGGCCTAGCATGAGCCCGGCCAGCGTGCAGAGTGCGAGGATGGTAATCATGTTCGGGTTCCGGGGATTACTCGGATTCGCGGGAAGTGAAGGCGGGCACGGGGTTGCCATAGCCATTGTTAATCGTCGCACCCGTGGGCATACGCTCGGGGGCATCCATCGAATAAGCGGAGTCCTGCCAAGCTTGTCCGATGTCTTCTGCATAGTTGCTGATATGAAACAGGCTAGCCGCTTGCGTCATGAAGCGCGGGCAGTTGGCAAGGGCCATATTTGCCATGTCCTTCAGGTCAGACAGGTAAGCGTTGTGCGCGTGATTCGTTTGCATGAGGAAACTCCTTAGTAGGTGCCTGTATTGTGCAGCCCGTAGCATTACCGTACATTAGGACAAACCCTAACAAGCATAGCGCAGTGGGGCGGAAACCCTAATACCCTCATTCTCTGCCTTTCCTCCACTCGGCCATGTGATACCTGTGGCTCTCCACTCGTGCCGGGTGTGGGCTCTTGCGGATTTTGCCCGTCAAAAGGCTCAGACAAGGGTTTCCGGGCATAGCGCCACAATCAGGGCATGAGGCATCGCCCGGCCCGTCTAGGGGCTCACGCTCGCGTTTTTGCCGTGGTCCAGCCATGGGGCTAAAAGGGCTTTGGTGCATCATTTCCACAGCCCCCTGCTAGTTCCCCGTTGAATGATGTATTCCCCGTAATGCGGGGCCAGAGGGTCACAGGTGCGAAGCCTCAATCCTGCGGCCACTTCACGCCACAGGGCCATGATAGGCCCGAGTCCGGGCAGGTGTACGGTAACCTTCACTTTTTGCTCCCGTTGCGTCTCGCCTTTTGTGCTGCCAGCTTTTCCCGCTCGCGTTGACGCCATTGGTAATTGACGGCTGGTTTGCCAGCCACGTCAGGAAAGCCTAATTCCCCGGCTGTAGTTCGTGTCAGCGCCAGCGCGAGCAGTCCCGTAGTCGTGTCTACAATTTCAACGCGGCGGTAGCGCATGTCCGCGAAGACTTGCGTAGCTGCGGCTCTCTTGGCATTGCGTAGGTCATTGCCTTTGATGTCGGCAGCTTTACAGGCTCCCTGCGCTATGGGAAGGCCCCCGCGTGCGTCGGAGTAGTAAAGCGTTGCATAGGGGCGTTTAGGGGGCTTTGGCATGGTGTCCTTTCATTTGCTGAATTTGTGCATCATTTTTCTAGCTTCGTGCGGGTCGCGTTTTTCTCCGCTAGGGCGTTGGCACGGGTAGCCCATTGGTGCTCTGCATACTGGGCAGGGGATGTCTAGAGGGCTAGGAGGGGCGGGCGGATAGGAGTGTCCGGTTTTCGTCATTCCAGCATTTTACTCGACTGAGGTTACAAGTGCGTATCCAAGCCAGTCATGGCGGTAAACGTGCGCTGGAGGTCGTCCACGTAAACGCCTTCCCGCTTGTCCACAGTGCGCGAGTCAAACCCGCGAACCTTGAAAGCTTCCACGGTGTAGAGGTCATCCGGGGTAAGCGTGATTTTCACGTGCGTAACGCCTTTGGCATTGCGGCCCACTTTGAAAGACAGTTCACGATGTCCGCCGACAAAGTTTTTAGCCCCGGTCATAACCGCAAAGCGGTTTCCTCCGAGTTGCTGAAGGATGGTCTTTGCAATTTCCATTTGTCTAGCTCCGTGGTGAATGCATGTACTGTAACCGTACCACATGGATCAGAAATAGGGATAAACCCTACGCTTTAGATCGAAGCCCCACGAGTGATTACCGTTTGCTTCCGGCCTTTGAAATCATCATGAGCCTTAACCGTAGCCTTCAGGTTGAGCGTTGCTCCCACATCTCCCACAGCCTTTGACGCGAACCAGACAACGCTATTCCCGTCTTTGTCTTCCATGGTCGTAATGTAGGTTGTCCCGTAGGCGCTTTCCTTCAGATAAACGCGGGTGATGGTGAGCCCATGGAATTCCATGCGCTGGCCCACGGTCCCAATCCAGTTATTAGCCTTCGGGGCTTGCGTCGGCTCGGGCGTAGCAATCGGCGCAGTAGTGACAATCCACATATTCACGGCTGCGGCGATGTAGCCGAACATCGTGTATTTGATTGCGGATTGTTGGCAGGCGAGAGCCACGTTATAGAGGAAATCATTGCCTGCGGTGTTAAGCGTGGAAACGTAGGCTTTGAAAGCTTCAACGTCCGGGGCTGCGGCTTCAATTTCGGCTTCCGTATAGTAATCGTTCCGATCAATGATTTTCTGTCCACGGCTGTATTGCGTTTGCACTGCCATGTTGGCGGTAGTGGGGCTAATCGTCTTGTCGTGAAACTCTTTGCCTTCGTACTCTGCCTGATTGGCTGCGGCCTCCACCTTTTCGTTATAGGCGTTAGCTGCCTTTTTGCTCGTATAGCCGCGCTTGCGGATGACAATGATTGCTTCAGCAATTGCGAGGTCGAGCGGATAGCGCAGGGCTTCGCGCGGGGCGTTGCGCATGGCTTCCTCTTCATCTTCGCCAGAGGTAGACAGGGCCTGCAGGCTGCCGAGGTAGGACAGGAGGGCTTCGGCATCGGCTTGGATGAAGTCAGTAACGCAGGTGCGACCGACAAGCCTCTGTTCTCCGGTTTCCTGATTCTGCAGGAGATAAACCAGCTTGCGGCCCCTGTCCATGTTGCAATGCTCGCACGCCATAGACGTATAGCGCAGGCGTTCTACCGGGGCAAACTGCGGCGCAGTGAAGACAAAGTTTTGCCCGGCCACGTCAGAGGGCTCCACGCGGGAATGCACGGCCCAGCCGTTGAGCTTCGGCACTTCGCCTGTGAATTCCACTTCGGCCCATTCGAGATACGCGACTATCTCGCGCGGGGTAGACAGAATTCCGTCCGCGTCGCGCTTGTAAACCGGATCAGCCCATTCCTTCGTGATGGTGTAGCCCATTTCAGGAAGGCCCCACTTGACAGCCTTGCGGTTGAAAGAATCAACGCGCTTTTGCAGTTCGGGAAGGCGGTAAGCTGCGACTTTCATTTGGGTGGCTCCGTAAGGGTTGTCCGTTGCGATGGCTCCATTATGTACGATAACGCTACGCTTTGCGATACGCCGTGCAAGGAATTTTCTTAGGACAAACCCTAGTAATAAAGCCTTTAGCGATTACCTCAGCCTTGCATTTTTTCCAGCAAATCCGGGTTCTCAGCCGTCCAAGTGTGGGCCTTCGTCGGGTGCGGGATATAGCGGCCCCCTGCGGCTTTGTACGCTGCACGAGTGGCCCAATTCAGACAAGTAATGTAGCTGTCGTGTTTGGCAATAGCAGCCTTGATTTCTTTTTCAAGGTTGAAGCCTTTAACGGGCTGCATAGCGCAAGCCGAAGTGTTTATGCTCGCCTGTCTCAGTGTCGAGAATCCAGACAACGCGCTTGAGATTCTTTTTGCCGCAGCACTCTCAATAGTCGCGTTCGTCGTTCACTGCGATAACTTGAAAACGTTGCATGGGGCGCGGCTCCGGGTTAATGTGGGTGTACTGTAACCGTAATCCCGGCAGAGTGCAAGCCCCTGCCGGGGCTGTGGTTTTAGACTTTCGGCAGTGCTGCCAGCATGTCGGCGTTTTTCTGTTGCACGTGGGCGAGGGCTTCAGCCTGTGACATGACAATAGCGGGGCTGTCGTCCTTGCCTTCGATTGCGGCATTCCATTTTGCGCACTCTGCCGCCATGAATTGGCGCGTGCCGGTGTAGATCGCGGGGCCGAGAATGGCGACCTTTTTGCCGTCCGTCTTCAGGCAGCAATCATGCCAGACGATGACATACAGGTGGGAGGGCACGGCTGCGATAGCGGCCTCAGACTTGGCGGCTGCGGTTTTGACTTCTGCGATTGCTTGGGCGATGTTCATTTTGCGTTTCCTTCAGGTTGCGTGTTGCGATGGGTGTACTGTAATTGGACTTAGGCACTTGTGCAAGGCTTTTTTATAGGGACAAACCCTTAGAAGGAAAGTGTCGCGCAGGGGTGCCGTCCATCCCCGTCGCGTTCGAATGCCCGAATTGTAGCGGGCTTTCGTTCGTTATTGCCTAGGTGCTTTCCCTAGCTTTGTTTGCTTTCTGCACGGCCCAGCGAATATATCCTAGCTGCCGTTCACGATTCAAAGCTTCCCATGGCGCAGGCTTGGGCCATCCCTCGGGATTCTTTGCGTGTAGCTCTCGGCCTGCAGCCTCTTGTTCGGATGTCGGCGGTGTGGTCATTTACTGCCCCAGCGTTTAGCGTAGACTCTGCCCCGTTGCTCTCCATTCTGCAACGTGTAGGAGTAGGCGTAAAACTTGGCGTAGTGCCTTGCTTTGTGTTTTCTCATTTGTTGCCCCTGTAGTTCGGTGGTGTCATGCCTTGCTTGCCTTAGCTTGAGCCACTAGCGCAGCCTTCACGGCTGCAAACGCGGCAATAGCTGCACGGGTAGGAGTAGCGGGGCGGGTGATCGGCATTGGTGCGTTCCTTAGTTGCTTGGCTGTAGTGTAGCAGGCTTTACAGAGCAGCCCAGCGCGTAGTGTTGCGGTCGTCGGAATCCAGCCCAAAGCAAACCTTCACGCGATTGCAGATGGTTTCGCTCGTGCCGTCAATCACAATCGTCCCCTTACCGATGTAGCGGCCAAACAGGGCGCGTTGATCGGCTGCGGACATTTTCCCTTCCCATGTTGCGAGAGGGCTTCCCTTGCGTTCCGTCAGGAAGAGTGCGAGGGCTGCGGCGTAGTCTGTGCGGGTGTTCGTGTTCATGGGGTGTACTGTAATGTTACGCAACGCAGGATGCAAGCTAGGACAAACCCCTATCTTCTATCGGTAAGGTGGTAGGAGTAATAAACGTGCGTCCCGTTGTGATGTTGCACTTTTTGCACCCGTGGGCTAGATAGTCCGCCTAGCGTGCAAAAGTAGAGATAGGTGATTTGATTGGAAGCGGATGTAGGAAACATGATGTTGCTCCGTGTCAGACGTTGAACCCGTGCACCTTCAGGAAGGCGATTTGCTCGGGCGTGCAGAGCGCAAGGGCCATCATGTGGCGTTGCATGTACTTTTCCAGTTTCGCGCGATTGCTGGGGCTGGGGCACTTGCGAAAGGCGTTAATCAGGCGTTCCATTTGGTGGGCTCCGGTGTGTTTCAATGTCTGTACTATAACCGTACATCAGAATAAAAACAATGGGCCAGCCATAGGGACAAACCCTAACGTTTGCCCTAGCAGCATGGCCCCAGCTTCAGCACGGGCGAACGCCTACAGCCTCCGCTATCCGTCCCGTATGCGTCCGCGCGTCCGTCTGCAGGATGCCCCGCAATTGCACCTCTGCCACACTCGGGGCAGGCGAGGGCGTAAGCGTAGGCTTACAGGCAGGGTCTAGGGCTTTCGCCTTCGGCTGCGTGGGCTTGATGAGCAGATGACACATAACGGGCGCGTCCTTCGCTATTCGTGCTTTTCCTCTTCCTCTCCAACGATGATTTTTGTTCCGATACTACTACGGTGTAGGCTTTTGCCTACGCGCGATTGTCGAGCCAAAAGGTTCCCGGGATATTGGGACAAACCCTAATAGGGGTAACCCTAATTGACGTGGTTAGCCCAGAGTGCTAGGGCCTGCGTTATCGTTTCGGTTTTCCAGCCCTTGCGGGACAGTTGCAGCCTCAGCACGCCTACCCGGGTGATTTGCATATCCCGGGCGATTCGTACTGCATCCCGGAGACATCCAAAGACTTTAGGCGATACCTCCGGGCTTACGTCTGCGGGCTTTGTCAAGGCTTCGGCATTGCCGGGAAGTGGAAACTCTCCGGGAAGGGCCACGGGCCAGCATTCGCACCGGCTAGGGCCTTACAGCCTGTATTGCACTCCCAATGGCGCACAGGGCCACAGGTGCAGCCTGCGGGGCGAGGCAGGCTTGAACGCGCGGCGGCTGCGTCTTCCCGCATAACTTCCGATGCCATTGCGTTGATCGCCGCCATATCTTCAGCGAAAAACCCGCTAGGCGGTGCCATAGTCAATGGCGGGCGACTGTCGAGCAGGAAACGGATAAATGCAGCCTCCAGTGCTGCGGCTCTGTCATCGGCTGCGGGTGTCAAGCCTACGGCCTTGCCGTCGCTGTAGATGAGTGCAAAACAATCATCTATCAGGGCGTTTTCCTCGGGGCTCAGTTGCCCATTCTCGCGAACGGAAAGGGCTAGGCGTTCATTGTCGGTAAGTCTCATGGGTCCATTCTCCAAAAATAGACGATAAAAGGTGCGGCAAACACTGCCGCAAGGATGGCGGCAAGCGCCAATTCTTTAAGGTACTGTTTGAGCTTCATACGCTGGCCTGTCTGCGGGTGATGAGTGCTCGGTAATCATACGTGTCCGCAATGGTGGCGCAAGGGCCACAGGCGGGAAGCCAGCTACGGGCTTCGGCTTCCGTCCAACAAAGGCGGTATGTCCCGTAATCGCACGTGACACGATAGGGGGCGAAGTAATCGCGGGCGATGCTGTCGAGGGTCTTGATGATTTTGCGCATGATCGCTAGCTCCGTTGTGATGCTTTGCAGTATGGCCCAGCGTAGCGTAATCGTACATAGGGGCAAACCCTAGTTAGTCGGCGTAACGTTTGCAAGCTAAAAAGGAAAACCCCTACTTTCGCTAGGGCTTTGCTTTGTGGCCTGCTCTGCTCAGTGAGTGGTATACCTCTGGCGCGTGGGCATTTCCTGAGCATGCCTCTGCAGCCTGTCAAGCTCTCGGCGCTGGCCTGCAGTGAGCCTGCGCGGTTGACGGCTCGTCTTTGCATTAATGTTGCCCGCGCTGTTGTAATAGGTGCGTTGTTGCATGTCGTTCCTCCGGGGCTACGCTTATTCTTGCTTTAAGCGGCTGCAGCGTTGCGCAACATGATCCGGAAAGCCTTGCGGCGTTCTTTGGCACTCCCGGACAGTCCGCTGATGGTCCGGGCATGGCGGGCACCCTTCGGCGCATCCTTGCCCATGTCGGCATACTTGCCAACGGGGAAAGCGCGGGCGGCTTCACGGGTGGGGAAAAAGACTTGACGCATGTTTAAGCTCCTTTGTAGCTATTGTGTCCTGCCGGACGTTGGAAGAGTCTAACGGGAGCCTACGCTAGCCCGGCGGGATGGTCCCCGCTAGTTAGGTAGGAGCTAATGCAAGCTCCCGTTAAGCCCTTCCGGGCTTGTGTTATGGCAGCGTCCAGCGCCCGCGACTGTTATCCCAAACTTCCCCGGTTGCCTCTCTAATTGCGGCTCTCGCGGCTCGCAATGCTTCATGTTCTTCGGTGTTTAGACCCGTCCTGTGGTAACGGTTAGTGAGGGCTTCCGCGCAGAGCTTGAGGGCTTGAATCATGTTAGTAGCTTCCGGGAGTTACGATGGAAAGAATGATAGCAGGGCTAGCGGGCTTGTCTAGTAGGGACAAACCCTTACTAAAACACAGCTTGAAAGATTGGGCGCGGGCGATTCAGTATGCGCCAGCCATCAGCCCCGACAGCCTTTTCCAGCTTCGCGGCTGCATCCGGAATATTGCGGGCTTCGTGGATAGGGTGCTTAATCAGGTGCTTACGCTCGGCTCTGCCGCTTGCGTCAATCCGTGAAAGCGTTGCGGTAATCAGATAGGTGCGCGTCTGCATTTGCTTACCTCTTAGCGGCTTCGTGCGCAGCCTTACGGGCTGCATCGTATTTCGCCAAAGCCTGAGTAAGCTCTGCCTCTGCAGCGGCCAAAGCCTTAGCTTCAGCCTTCCGCCCGTCAAGCTCAGGTGTCCAGTTGTGAGGGCGCTCAGCCATCATCCACATTTGAGACAGGGAACCGTTAAACCCATATGCAGCAGCATGGAAAAACAATCCAGCGGCCTCGCGAGCCTGATATGCGTTTTCCATGTTGTACTCACGGCGGGTTTCAAGAATGCGGCTCATGGCGTTAGCTCCGGTTTTGTGTTTGCAATGGGTGTACTGTAATCGAACCTAACAGGCTTGTCTAGGATTATTTTCTAGGGGCAAACCCTAATACCTGCGGCTTCGAAAGCTTCAGCATACCCTGTCGGGCTTCTCCCCTTCACAGTGGAAAGCTTCGCGCCCTTTTTGCCTGTGCGATAGTAGCCCACTTCATAGACAAAGATAGGGCCAGAACAAATCCGCCAGCCTTCGCTGTCATAGGTGTCCGCGTCCGTAGCTTCCCGCAATTCACGGGCAAAGCCACGGGAACCCCAAAGGGTCCGGGCGAATGCTTCAGCCTGTGCGCGGTCCATTAGCCATACACCTGAAACATAGCGGCTTTCCACTCGGCCACGGTGTGTCCGTCCCACACATTCCGGCGAACCCTTGCCCATCGCGGGTAAGGGATATATCCCAAAGCCTGCGAGATATGGGCATTGCAGCCCCCTGCCTCTAGGCTTTTGGCGTACTCCATAACTACTCGCTCCAGCTTCGCGGCTGTGGGCTTGCCGTGGCGCTTCGTGTCCCATGCCATGCACGTGCAGCCGTCCATGTCGAGGGCATACTTAGGGGTAATGGTGCGTCCCATGTTAGATACCCTTGCTGATGACGTGAGCGCAGTAGGCGCGGAGGGCGTCCCCGATGGTGAAGCCAGCGGGAAGGCAGGCGATGTCCTGCAGGTTATTGCGGAAGCCGCTCCAGCCGTGCACGTTATCCACGTCATATCCCTTCGCGGCGGTTTCTGCCGGGATGCTGAAGCCCAGCACGATTGCCAAAGCTTCGCGGGCGTTGCGGCTCATTTGTTCGTACAGGTTGCGAGGCATGTTGCGTTTCCTTAGTGCGTTGTCGATGGGCGTATTATGTCCCGTTATCGTACTTAGTCAAACTAGGACAAACCCTACCACTTTGCGAATATGGTTATCCGTTGTCCCGTGTGAATTCTTGATTCAACCAATCAGACAACCCCTTGCGGGGTAACCGTGTGCACGTCCGCACGAACGGGCAAGCTGGGGCGTTTCGGTGCCGTCATTTTGTGCCCCTTCGCCCGTTGCTTTGCGTGATGCGCCAGCCGACTAGTTCCCCCTTCGGGTTAACTGCTTTGGCTACGCTCATGCCGTAATTGCCGCATGCCATGCGTAGGCGCTGAGAATCCGGCACTTCGTCAGGGCTCAGAAAAATCATGCCGTCACGTTCTTTTGCCAGTAGTTCGCGCAACGCGGCGTAGTCGATAATTGCACGCATCGGCAGGGGTGTAAATTTAATTTTCATGCGTTCACCTTTTTCCAATCCTGCCCCACGCGGGACAGAATGCGCTGCGCGGCTTCCGTGTTTGACATCGCCGGGTCTTTCGCCTTCTCTTTTTCCCGCTTCAGCGTGGAATAAATAGACGTGAACCATACGGCATTCGCGGACAGGTCTGCGGCTTGCCGGGGCGTGGCTCCATTTGCCACGAGCATAAGCGCGTCGCGCATTTCCTGAGATTGTTTTGCTGGCATTTGTTTAGTTCCTTTTCCAAGCCTCAGGCAAAAACCCGCCGCTACTCATCCAATTATCTAGTGCATTAAAATGCTCTGCCGCTTCGTCCGCGTGGGCCTGCCGGATGGCTGGATCAGTGTCGGCTTTCATTTGCTTTAACGTCAGTCGTAGCAATCTCAATGTTTCGTTGGGGTCCATGCGTGTTTCCTTTCGATGTGTACGATTTTAGCACGCGGGTTTAGTCGAGCGTGGCCCGTTGTGCGAGAGCTTGCGATATGTCTCCGTCGCGCTCCATGGCATCAACAAAATCAACCCATGCCACTCGCGTATCGGTAGGATACATTTTGTCGGTTCCGGCATAGTTCATAATTTTTCGCTTGGGCAAATCCGGATGCGCTTGCCAAAACGCAGTGCGAAGGGCTTTTTGTGTCGTTATGATGTGGGACATTTTCGGCTTCCTTTCAGGGAGTTACCCGTGTTGAAATTGTGTACGTCAATAGTCGTTGTCGTCCCCGTAATCCTCATCGCAGAATGCATACGGAACGCCAGTGCTAGCCCGTAGGCCATACGTCAGCGTAAACCGTTGCCCCTCATACTCGACATGCTTGCAATACGGCTGCACTGCCTCAGCAATGGCCCAAAACAGGTCGTAGGCTGTCAATGCACTCCCATGGAATCGCCTAGAGGCTTTGCGATAGCCTGTCCGCATACGGGCAAGGGCTGCAGCTAGATAGGGTTTGATAAGCTTTTGGGCTTCAGTCCTGTCTTCGTCGTCTATCTCGCTAAGGCAGTTCATCCGGCCATGCTCTGCGGCGAAGATAATCTCCCGTAACTCTTCATCGCAATCAATGGGGCGCGTCCTGCGTGGCGTAGTATCCACGGGTGCCCCGTAGAAGTAATCCCGGAACATGCGCTGAAGGTCGCCCGCAATGTTTTCGTGAATCGTCCATGCGCTGCCTATGTGATCGCGGCGCAACTCTCCATTCTGCCCACGGACAAACCAAATCCCGCCGAGGGCCTCTAGCTCGTCGTCAATCGAGCCGATAGCCTCTAGCCCGTTAACGTGCTCTAGGAGGTCATGCGCGATAACCAAACCCTCTGTAGCCGAGTTCAAGGCCTCGTCTGTAGTGTCAATGCCTTTCACGCCTAAGCCAAGCTCGCCTGTCATTTCGTCGCGGAAGGCAATCAGGGTTACTGTTTTGTTCATGGGTGTAATTGTGTACGGTTATTGTTCGGCTGTCAAGCCCTTTTGATGGGCGTTAGCTTGCCGTGATATTCCATGCGGCTGCGGGCTTCCCCGTAGAGGCAGACACAGAGGTTGGCGCTAGCAATATAGCGCAGGCTCAGCGGGTCTGTTTTCTTGCGGGTTTCGCTGGGCAGTTCGTGCCCCCTGCCTGCCGCAATCATTTCAGCACAAATGGCCCTAGCTTCCGCGTCAGCCTTCAGCGTAGCCCGTTCAAGAGCCGCGCGGGACAGGGCAGCTACGTTCTTCATTCTGCAGCCTTCAGGACATCGGCAAAGGTCCAAACCTTACCCGTCCCGTTATCGTTCACAGTGTAGCCCGTGCTACCGTTAGGGTAAGGCATCGGGCCATTCCCCGGAATGGTCATCAGTCCAGTAACGGTAATGCCTTTGCGTGCTAGCTTGCGCACGATAGCGGCTCCGAAGTGGCGGGCAGAGATTTGCTGGGATGCGTTCATGGCGTTTAACTCCGTGGCTGTTTCGTTTGCAATGAGTGTACTGTAACGCTACGCTGAAGGCGTTGCAAGAGCTTTTTATAAAGCCCCTACGCCTTAGTATGGGAAAAGCCCAGACGGGCCAGCGTAGCCCGTGCGGCTTCGTGCGTGGGCTCGTAGTGGGTGAAGGCTGCGCCATCGCTCCACGTGAAGCGGATAGACGCATCGCCTTCCGGGTAGGTGGTGAGGGCTGCGCTGTCGGCGCTGCCCCAATAGCGGCCCAGTGAAAGGGCTGCAGCCTGCGCAGGGGTAAGGGCGGCTTGTGTTTGCATGTGACGGATTATGTACGATAACAGGACGCATGAAATAGGGATAAACACCTAGACGCAAGGCTAGGGAAAGCACCTAGAAGAAAAAGCTTGCAAGGCTGTACGGCTATGCTACACTGCAGGCATTCGAACTAGCAGGGGATGGACGGCGAGAGTGGGCGACTGTTTTGTTTTCCGCATAATGAAAAACCCGGGCTATGCCGGGCTTTAGTTGGCTAAAAATCGCTGGCACGTGGCGGCGTTTGTAGGCAGGTTGATTCCTTCGCGCTTGCACAGTGCCACGGCTGCGGCTATGGCCGCGTCCATGCTGGCAGCGGCTATCTCGAAAGTATAGCGGGGCAAAGCGTGAAGGTTCACCCGGTAGCCTGCCGGAATCCCGGCTAAGGCGTGGGCTAGGTTGTCGCTAATGCGGATTGTGTCGCCTTCGCGGATAGCTGCGGTCATTGGTAACCCCAGCTTTCGCGGGCGTAGCGGGGCAAGTCTGCCAGCAATTCCGCCTTACTCGCGTAGAGCGGCCCCACGGCGGCAGGCGTGCCTATTTCGTGGCAGTCATAAACCCGCCACAGTGGCTTACCTGCCGGGTTACTGTTGCCGTACTTCAGCCCCTTAAACTGCGTGGCATGAAGCGCGATCGGATTGACTCCGTTATGTGGTGTTGTCATTCTGCATGGGCCTTTGCTTGTTGGTAGTCTGTGCCACGGTAGACTATGCGTTGATACTCGTGCTGAAACCTCTGCTCTAGCGGCTCGCTGCGACGGATTACCCGCTTAACTTCGCCCGTGCTGGGGCTCCGAAATTCCCATACTGTCCACATTTGCGGCTCCTAGTTGGTTTGCTGGGCTGTGCCGTTGCGACGGCGATAAAGCTCCGTAGCGGCGTCGTTCAATTGATCGAGGTATTTGCATTCGGCTTCCGGGCTGTGCCCCCGCATAGCGTCAGCGGCTTCCTTAGCGTCACGCATAATGTAATGCAGTTCCGCATCCGTCTTATGGCTGTAGCGCGTGGTGAGCATGTTTGCGACTCCGTTGATGAAGGCTCGATTATGTCCCGTTACCGTACATTGTCAAGCGGGCAAAAATAAACCCCGCGCCAGGTGGGGCTTTCCTGTGGCTGTCCTAGTGGCATTCCATAGAGGCACTGCCCCCGCTTACGCGCGTAATGCATGTTTGCACCTGTCCGAATGGCCCGCGCACATGTGTGACAGTAGATGATGATTCGCCTACCGTGAAGGTCTGAGACTCTACCTGTAGGGGCTGCGGCTCACAGGCGCACAGCCCCAAAGACAGGGCCACGAGTAGGGCTGCGGTGTAGGCGCGGCTCACAGGGCCACCCTGAGCGTTTCCGCAATCTTCAGGATGAGCGCAGCCGTGCGGGGGTCTTCCATCATTTTAAGAGCCTGCGCGTATTCCGGGGCTACGTGCACGGTTACCGGAACAGTAGCACCACTACTAGGCGTAGACGTAGGCGCTTCAGGCTGTGGCGTGCCGTTGCCTGCCTTCAAGATATCGGCCTCCATTTGCGCCCGTGCGGCTGCAGCCCGCTTGTTTTCTTGCTGGCCTGCGATAAGGTTCGGACGTTCTTTGTACGTGCGCGGCAGGCGTTGACGTAGGAAAACCGATTCTAGCGGCTGTCCCGTGGCTTTAGCGTAACGCTTGCGCAAGGCTTCCGCGTCAGCATCGCTAACCGGCTGTGTCCGCATGTAGTAATCAACGCCAACGGTTTTGGTTCCGGCTGCGCCGTCCCACATTTGCAGTTGTCCATCTTTCAAGCTGTCAGCAATGAAGACGGCAGGAGAGCTATCAGCACCAATGCGGGCAAGAATGGAAGGCATTTTTGGGGCTCCTATGAATTGCCCCTAAGCTGGGGCGGGTTGAAAGTGTTTGTACTGTAGCGGCTTGTTTTGTTCGTTGCTAGCTGGGGCTCGGCATTGTCCTACGCGGGAGGCTTGCGTACGGTTGAGCCGTTATGCTAGAATAGCCGACACGCAAGCCGGAAACGTCCTACAGGGATGGCCGGAAACTACAACCAATAGTATTAGGAGATACGGAACAAAGGCGCTGGGCTGTCAGTAAAGCCCTACAAAATCCGGCGATGTAAGCCTACGCGAGAGCGGCCACGGTAAACACCCGTGAGCCGCTTTTTTGTTGCCTACTGACTACCGGAAGCCTCGATTCCCTCGTTCAATGTCCCAGCATTGCCCCAGCTACAGCCAGCCAAAACCCGTAGGCGTTCCCGCTTGGGTTCCCTCCCGTGGTTTCGGCAATGCTAAGGGAAAGCCCCTAGAAAATTCCGCTTGCGCACCCCGTATCGTTATTGTACTATTGGGGCAGTTTCGAATTAACAAGGGGTGGACGGCGACCCTGCCCGTCTACTTTTCAACCTTCCCCCATTTCCCCGGTTTGTTGCAGCCTAGCAACGCTCCAGCCTTAGCTGTTGCGTGGAACCAACGCGACTGTTGGTTTCACACCACATTTGTAACGGAGGGGGTGCCCCCGGCTCCATGATCGGGCGGGGGAGGGGCGGGCGGGCTAAGAAGCTTGCGAAAAATTCGGGTAAGTTCTGGACGTTTTTGAAATTTGAATTTCGAAAAATCGTTTCCGTTCGCTAACTCGCCCTCAGCATTCGAACGTCATACCCGTTCTCCGGGCTTCCTCCTTTACTTCCGCAACTTTTTCCAGCAGCTTATACAGCGCCGGGTTGTCCTGCGCGTATGCCCGCATAGACAGATAATCGTCACGCATCCACACCAAACCTTTGTGGCTGTGGAACGCCTTGATAAGTTCGGGCGTGATGTCCTCTACACCAACAGGCGGCAGATAAGCCTTCATGCCGACGCTCATCGCTTGTAGCTCCCAATGCGCTGCACCACGTTGCCGTAGATGCTGTACGTACCGCCCATGAAGTTCACCACAGTGCGGCCAGTGATAGCCGCCTTGGCTTGGATGAGAGCGTACTTAATCCACGTTGCAGCGGCGCTCACGTAGTACATAGCCCAATTGAAGGCGTAGAATACGTAGAAGAAAATCTTCACAGCATGTCTCCAGCAGGAACGCAATAATCCCAAGAAGTGACAGCGGGTACGGCCACGTACTTAGGAATGTTCTGGCTGAATGTAGCCAGCGCAAATTCTTTCTTGTTGGGACGCAGCACGGCGATCTTGTTGTGAAACGGGTGGTCTTCATTGAGGCGAATGAACACAGGAATTCCGGGGTCGGGAAGGTGCTTCGGGCCTTCCACCACAGCGAAATCAACGCCGAGGCATTCTTCCACCGGGCGGCTGCGGTACTCTTCCTTGTGTTGGCTCATAGTGGTGCGGTGCATGGTACAGTTCCTTTCGTTGGTTGCTGCTAGGTTGGAGGTTGGTTTTGCTTGCTTGTTGGATTACTTGATAACTCCGCAGGCGACACCCAGCAGGGCCAAACCAATGCTGACCAGAAGCACGCGGGCAGCATCCCCTCCGGGGGTTTGCGCAAGGTTTCCGAATACGGCCCGGAAGATAAATCCCACGCCTGCGAAGACGATGATGAAGATTGCGAGGGTGCTCATAGGTTCCTTTCGTTTGTTCTACGGTAAGAAAGAAGCAAGTGTAGCAAGGCTTGATAGGAAGTCAATAGGGTATTGTTGTAAAAACATCACAAAAGGCAGAAATAAAATTGGCCCACTTTTAGCAAAGTAGCACCAAAATATCTGTGCACTCTCGTCTTAAAATATCTATGAAGGAATGCGGGTGTTTCCGTGGGGCAAGATGCTTTTAATGACTTCGCGCTCCAGCGCCAAGGCTTGCTCGTGGGTCAACCCGTCCTTGTAGATCATCACTTCCACCCGCTCTCTCGCGAAGTATTGACAGCTACGAGCGAAGTAACGTAGGATAGCGGCTTCAACTGAAAAGGAGACTCAAACATGGTTGAACCCACCACGAAAGAAATCGATGCGCTGCTCTCTGACTTGGACGAGATCGCTCGCGACTACGACCACTATGAGTTCGGCTTGCCCATGTTCAACGCGGGAGAAGACGACTCGCCGCTCAACAAGATGCGCAGCGCAGTGCTGACGTGGCTTGCTGCGCGGGGCATTGCCGTCGCTCCCTACGGGGAAACCAATGCTGGCGTGACAGGCATACACGGCAATCGCGCTTTCACCATTGAGCACGTGGGCACAAGATTTCAAGCGGCTCTCAGCGCCATTGGGCAAGGACAAGGTTTCAGCGGCTGCGCCATCTGCCCTAACTCCATCCCCTGCGAGACGGGCCGATGCGTCAAGGCGCAGCGCAATGCT